GGCCCAAAACGGTGATGCTCTTCAACGCAATCGCCTACCTCGCGGAAGAGGCCGATCACCACCCGGACATCACTGCCTCCTACGCCTCGCTCGAGATCCGTCTGATGACCCATTCCGCCGGCGGCATCACCGACAAGGATTTCAACCTCGCAGGCAGGATCGAAGCACTGGCCGGCGCCATTTGAGCTACCGCCAAAGCCGGTCCGTCATCGACGCCACGGCTATTGACGCGCGCATCACAGCTACTTATGGTCTGCCTCAATATCGCAGCTCACACGTCCGCCGGGCACGCCCCGGCATCATTATTAGAGCCCATAGCTCAGCCGGTAGAGCAACTGACTTTTAATCAGTAGGTCGATGGTTCGAATCCATCTGGGCTCACCAATAAATCAAAGGGTTAGCCACAACTTCCGCAGAACATTAGCGGAACAGTCCGACGATCGAACAGTCGGACGTCCGACTTTTTTGCCTTACGACCGCGAGTCTACACGGCGTATGAAGATCCAGACATGTTGGCTATTACGACTTAGATCCCTGACGTATACCTCTTTGCAAAAAGTGTGATACGTGGCGCAAAGAGAAGTTTGGAGATTAGAAGAACACCATCGCAAAGTGTGGTGTCCTGATCGGCACGGCCTCGGTCGGCACTGAGGATGAATTTAAGCCGTGGGGGTAGTGGCGTTCTAATGTCGGACGATAGGGTCAAGTAGATATACTTGATCACAACCGCGCATGTGGTTAGCGACGGCTTAAAATGATCCCTTCCACTGTAGCCTCACTCAATTCCATTTCACGAAACATCATTATACCTAACCCAAATGGGTGAGGCGCGAAACGTAGCTTATCTTATGATTGGATTGGTGATCGATAAGCCAACCCGTCGCGTGTGGCTGTGCCTTTAATACGGGAGGATGACTAATGACATTCATGCACTTTCAATAGAGGAGCGATATTCAATGTTGAAACACTTGCAATTCGTCACAATAGTGTCTGTTTGTTGCGCATTCTTTCAGTGTGGTGCCCGGGCAGATCCGATCCCTACACAACAGCACGTCTTTTTTCAGAATAAACAGGGACATATTGGCCACATTTTCTACGATGTCATTGCCAGAAAACTTTTTGCCGATGATTGGAGTGAGAAATCGGGCGCCCCTGTTCCGGCAGGTCATCCGGTCACGATGGTGACACCCAATCAGCAGCACGTTTTCTACCGCGACAACGGTGGTCACATTCGCCACATTTTTTATGATGCGGCGGCTAATAGGCTTTTTACCGACGATTGGACCGAGAGAACAGGAGCAATGCTCGCTCAAGGCCTTCCGGCCACGATGGTGACACCCAATCAGCAGCATGTCTTTTATCGCGGGAATGATCGGCACCTTCATCACATTTTTTATGATGCGCCGACGAATAAGCTTTTTACCGACAATTGGACGCAGCGAACGGGCGCTCCTCTACTTGGAGGCGACCCGGCGACGATGGTGACGCCCAATCAGCAACATGTATTCTACCGGGACCAGAACGGTCACATTCGCCACATCTTCTTTGACGCGCCGGCGAACAATCTCTTCACCGATGATTGGACTGAGAGAACAGGAGCAATGCTCGCCCAAGGCTTTCCGGCGACAATGGTCACACCGAATCAGCAACACGTCTTCTACCGCGGCCAAGATGGCCACATTCACCACATTTTTTATGATGGAGCGAGTAATAATCTCTTCACCGATGATTGGACACAAAGAACCGGCGCAATGGGTGCTCAAGACGATCCAAATATCGCGACAATGGTGACGGCCAATCAGCAGCATGTTTTCTATCGAGGTATCAATCGCCACATTCACCACATTTTTTATGATGCGGCGGCGAACCAACTCTTTACTGATGATTGGACACAGAGGACACGTGCTCCTGCGGCTGATAATGCGCCGGCCACAATGGAGACGTCCACGCAGCAGCACGTCTTCTATCAAGGTGTTGACCGCCACGTTCACCACATTTTTTATGACGCGCCGACGAACAAGCTCTTTAGAGATGATTGGACACAGAGAACGGGTGCTCCCGAACCGCTCGGCGGCGCGCTCGCAACATTGATTTTCGGCTCGTTACAACAGTCCCCAGCACAGCCCTTCTGTACGTTCTGCAATGATGGGACTTGTCAGTGCGGAGCCGACCCATCTTGTGCAAACCATGGTGGGGAGGATCCCGAGCTTGGGTGCCTATCGATAGAATAGCCTCGCGGTCGTGAACGCCCTCTTCTGCCTAATGCGACTTTCGAGCCGGAAGGAACCGGCGACGGGCGAATGGAATGCAATGCGACTATGCGTTAGGGCGCAACCGCAGAGCCCTAACGCCATGGACACGACCGATCCTAGCCCCGCCCGAGCGATCTGAGCGGGGCTCTTTGTGCGGAGTCTAAGCAGGCTTGGGTGTGAGAGAGAGCCACACAAATCAGTGATCGGTGGGAGTACCTTGTACTCTTCTTCCGTGATCGTATTCAGGACTGTCGGCGTGCCGATCGCAATGGTCGACGAGACCCAGGTCACTTTTTCAAAATCACCAGTCTAAGCGCAGGGGGGTGAACAATTCCGGGTAGTCGTTGCGGGAGCTGTTTATTTGCGGACCTGACTGCTGAGCTTGCATCACTTGTGCCGGATACGGGGCCAACAGCCGTGAGCGCCACCTCACAGTCGTCGTCATCAGATCCTCCCCTATTGCCGTCGCCGAAAAAATATTACCAGCCGCCCGATGCCGAGCGCCAGGCCGACGACGAGCGTCGCGGTCGTCAACACCTGGTTGAGATCACCGAGCCATGAAGCCCAGGCCGGAGAGGTGACCAGGCCGCCCACGATCACGCTGTCGGTCACTGCCTTGGGATCGGCCATCAGTCCGCTCCTTTGCAGATCGCGTCCCAGGCCGCGTTGTGGGCCTTGACCTGGTCGCGAGTTTCCTGCGTGTCGGTCCTCGATGCGCGGATCGGCTCGAACACGGCGCAGCTTGTGTCGACCACGCTCGCCTTAATCCCGGAGGTAGGGGTCGTCTGACACGCTGCCAGCAGCAGCACGGCGAGCGGCCAGACCTTTCTCAATGCGCGCATTGGCGACCTCGAAGGCGTCTTTGATCGTCGCGGCCACGCCGGCCTCCATCAGCTTCTTCTCGCGAGCGAACGTCACGAAAGCCAGAAAGAGGCGGATGGCGAGGCCGGTTACTTGCAGCCAGCTCACCTGAGCGCGGTTGGATCGGCCGGACGGGTGCGGTCCCACACCATCCACCAGACGATGCCGAGCAGGCTGACGCCGCTGCCGACCAGGGTCGTGGTCATCGCCTCAGTGATCAGTCCGCGCTGGACGAGAAAGCCCGCGCCGAGTTGCATCAGGATGCGGACGAGCTGCTGTACGGTGTCCCAGGTCATGTTCGTTACTCCGGTTGAAAAAAGATCAGGCACGCCCCATCGGCCCGGCCGCATCGCCGAGGGCGAGCTTGCGGACCCAGTCGAGGGGGAAAAGCGGATTGGGATCGACCTTGCGCTTCGGCGAGATCGCCCAGTGGGTGGTGATGTCGTCGAGCTTGTAAGCCTTGACCAGCGCCTTGCAGATCGCCGCCGTCATCCGGATCTGCTCGTCGGTGAACGGCATCCACCAGCCATTGCCGTGCTCCGGCGTGCGCTTCAGCTCGATCTTGTAATGGTCGATCGAATATTCCTGGCCGAACCAGGCCCGCGCCTGGCCGGGCTTGCCGGCCGTCATCTGGCCGGGGCCGATCATCTCGATGCCGATCGAGAAGGCGTTGACGCCCTCGCGGCCCTTATAGGCCGACTTGCCGGCGTGCCAGGTCGACATGTTGAAAGCCGCGAGCTGCGTCGCCCTGCCCTCGCGGTCGACGACGATATGGGCGCTGGCCTTGGCGGCCGGATTGCACAGCCAGGAAATCGAGCTATCCGCGTCGAGCCGGCCGGCGGTCTCGTGCAGCACCAGGATCTCGGGGCGGATCGCATGGCCGACGTTCGGCGTCGCCCGCCAGGGCGCCAGCACACCGTCGATATAGAGCCGGTGATGCGCGAGGCTCAGCTTGTAGGTGTCGATCCAGTCCATGGCCGCCAGCTTAATGGCGGCGGGGGAGTGTCAACTTTGGCGCTGGCCTAGGCCGTAGCGAGCAGCCGCTTGCAAGGGTGGTTGATTGGCTGGTATAGCCTCCGCCTTCAAGGGCTTGGGGGTGACATCATGAGTATTCGAGAGGATCTGGTGCCTGCAGATGGCTTCGCGCCGCAATCATCAGCACATAATATCACCGTTGCTGCGATCATCCCTCTTTACAATGGCGCACCGTTCATCCGCGAAGCACTGGAAAGCGTCTTGTCGCAGACCGAACCGGCAGACGAGATCATTGTCGTCGACGATGGATCAACCGATGATGGTCCAGACATCGTTCGCAGAATGGCGAAAATTTACCCGATCCGGCTGCTCAGCAAGCAGAACGGCGGCCAAGGTTCCGCCAGAAACCTCGGCATCGCCGAGAGCCATTGCAGCCATATCGCGCTGCTCGATCAGGATGACGTCTGGTACGAAGACCATCTCGCCGTTCTAAAGGCGCCATTCCACAAGCGGCGCATTCGCAATCTGGGGCTGGTCTATGCCAACCTCGATCAGATCAACCGTCAGGGGCAGATGATGCTGCGTTATTGCCTCAATGGGATTCCCAGCCCGCATCCAAAACGCTCGCTGCTGGAATGCCTGCAGCATGACATGTTCATTCTTCCGGGCGCATCGATGTTCACCAAGCGCGCCTTCGAAGAGGCTGGCCGCTTCGACGAACGACTAGCCGGCTACGAGGATGACGACCTGTTTGTCCGCATGTTCTCAAAAGGCGCGGTCTTCCTCTATCTGCGACATCGCGCCGTGACGAAATGGCGGATCTATACCGGTTCGACCTCATTCAGCCCGCGAATGTCTATTTCGAGAATGATCTATTTCCAGAAGCTGCTTGCGAGCTACCCGGACGAGCCGCGGCTGAACCTCTATTGGGCGCGTGACGCGATCGGTCCGCGGTTCTTCCAGCTCGTGGCCAACGAATTCATCGACGGCTCGAGGTTGCGCGACTTGCCGCGGATGACAAGAGCCTGGTCGGACGTCAACGAGGTGCTGCCCGTTCTGGCGCATCGGCTCCGCCGCCGCTTGTCGATCGCCGCGCCGATCATTGCGGTGCTATCAGGCGGACCGTTCAACACCTTGGCGCGCAACCTGTTTCGGTGGGCAATCCAGCCAATTCGCCGGCGGCGCGGATGGTGAGCCGAGGCGCCTGGCTATGCGTTGGCGATCGGAAAGATCGCGAAGTTGAGGACGATCGCTTCGGCGAGCGCGCCGCCGGTCAGGTTCGTCACCGCGATAATCGCCGATCCGACACCGCTTGCCCGCTCGCCGACCTGATAGGCGCCGGCCGTTCCGACAGAACCGGAATTGCGGATCACGAGGACCGCGTTTGCGGTCAGGAAGCTATTCACCAGAGCAAACAGCACGGTGGCGCCGCCCGCGAGCGAGGCATTGTTCATCACGATTTGGCCGCAGCGCTTGTTCAGCGTCACGTTCGTGGCCTTGTTGGTGGCTTGCGTGACGGAGCCGCCGACACCGGTCACAAAATCGGGGCTGGCGCGATTGGTTCCGGCATTGGCGATCGGCGCGGTAACGCTTTCATAGGCATTCCGATCCACCAGCCATGTCGATGTCCCGCCGAGATCAACGCCCACAGCCAGATTATAGAAGGTGTTGGCGACGGCGAGCGATCCGGTGACGTTGCCTGCAATCGAGATGCCGGTCGTAGAGGTTGACGCCGGTTCTCCCGCGAAGACGTTCCCGGTGATGGCGCATTGAAACCCGGTGCTGGTTGCTACGATGCCGAAGCCGTTGGTGGCGATGTAGAACAGGCTATTGGTTACCATCAATCCGGCAATCGGCGCTTGCAGGAAGATATTGGCGCTGGTGCAGTCGAATTGACTTGCGGTAACCGCTAGCTGTGTTGTGCCGATGGCTCCCGATGGGGTGTGAATACCAGTCGTGCAATTGGTGAAATTGCACTCGCTTACAGCCACACCTTGAATATAGCTGCCGTAATTGATGCCGAGGCCAAGCGACAGGAAAGTACAGCGATCGAAATTGTAGATGATGCCGTAGTTCGGAGCGGTAACAGGGTCGCCGACGAGACTGACGCCGTTGCCATTGGCGTTCGCGCCGTAGCAGAGGATATCGGCGAAGCTGATCATCGACAGACCAACGACGTCGACGCAGGTCGTCCAGTAATGGGTCAGCGCCCCTCCGTCAGCGCCGCGGAAGGTGCAGCGCGTAATGTCACTCTGCTGTATGACGCCGAGCAGGACGGAGTTCGTCAGGCGGAGCGCGGCACCGACGTTGGTTGCGCCCGTCGTGAACGTCATATCTCTGACGTGGACGGAGTGCCAGGCATTGTTTGCAGCGATCGTCAGGCCCGCGGTCGAGGGCCAATGCAGGGTGGTGCTGTCGGCGCCGGCGCCGACGATCGTCAGCGAGAACAGGCCTGAGGGCAGCGTCAGCGTGACGGCGGAGCTGAAGGTAAACTTGCCGGCCGGGAAGACGATTGTGCCGCCGTTGCCCTTCCGCGCAACGAGCGCGGCAAAGGCTCCTTTCAGCGCCGCGCTGTTGTCGGCGCCGACGAGGTTGCCGCCGAAATCGAGGATGCTGACAGTCTCGCCGAGCTTCTCAGCAGATGGACGCGAGCGGCCGCCGATCAGCTTCGGCTTATAGCGCAAATTGGCGACGCCGAACGGGGCGGCAATTCCGCGGAGGCCGGATTGCATCAGTAGTCTCCGCCGATGGCGAAGAGGTTGAAGGTCTCGGCATTGTGCGTCGAGGCCCGCAACGAATAGCCGGCCGGCAGGACGAGCGCCTGGTCCGGACCGGAGAAATCGACGTCGGCTGAGAAGGCCTCGACCGTGGTGCTCGGGGTGATTGCCGAGACCAGGACCTCGCGGATCAGCCGCGCATTGGTGCCGTCGTGGATGAACAGCCGCACCACGCCCGCCGTCGTCGTGCCTGCCGCCTGGATGCGGACGCGCTCGATCTTCGATCCGGAGGCGCCGGCTGACAGGATGGTGGCGATCGTGCCGGTGCCGTCCCGATTGGTGTTTGCGGTCGAGACCTGGCCGACCGCATGGCGGGGCGTAGAAGCAAAGGCTGGCTCTGCGGCCATGACGGTCTCCTATCGATAATTCTGGAAGTTGAAGTCGTGAACTGCGGCACCGGCGCCGAGCGTCGAGAGCACGGCCGCGGCGGTCAGATCGTCGAGCAGCGTGGCGATGAACGGCGTGACGGCACCCACATTGAGGGCGCTGGGCAGCAACGGGATGAGCTTGCCCGTAACATCGAGGCCGAGCAGCGTCGTCTCGCTGACCTGCGGCAGCGTCAATTCGCCTTGGTGTTCGTCGACGGCCGCGCGGCGGATCGCGCGGGATACCTCGCGGGCGAGCTCCTGGACCATGATCGCCAGCCGGTTGAGATCGCTGTCGATGGTCGCTGCCTGGAACGGCATGCCGCCGACGAAGCTGGTGGCGCGCTGCTTGATCAGATCGCCGTCGATGGCGATGATGTCGCCCTCGAGCGCGCCGTTCACCAGTGTGATCTGGCCGCCCGCCTGCTCGCCGGCGCCGGTGACCGTGTAGTCCGCATCCAGATTCAGCAGCGTTGCCGTGCCGTCCCGTTCGCGCCAGACATCGATGTCGCCGGCGGCCGGGATCGGAAAGCCGAAGAAGAACACGGTCTGCCCGGCCGTGGCCGTGTACGACCCCGCCTTGCGCGTCGAAAAGGGGATGGTGGTGATCGCCATGACCGCCAGCTTAACGGCGCCGGCGGTGCGTCAACTCAGCGGGTGGAGAACGCCGGCGCCCGCCGCGGCGCCAGCTCGCCGGGCATCCAGTAAAAGTCGTTGCCGTAATCGCGCTTCTGCATCTGCACGCGCCGGCGCCAGGCGGCCTTGGCTTCCGGGTCGGCGAGCTCCTGCAACTGATCGAGGAGCACGCGCTCATAGCCGAGGCGCAGATACCACAGCGAGGAACCCGGCGTGTTCCGTCCGAGGAACTGCACCGCCTCGCGCCCGAAATTCGTCTTCTCGCCCTTAACGCCACGCTGCAGGTTGCCGGCCGTCAATCGCAGCGCCTGAGCGACGTTGCCGACGGTCGGCCCGGCGACGGTTTCGGCAAGGCCGCCGCCGAAGCGGTTCTGCTCGGCGAACAGGAAGTCGCCGAAGATGCCGGCGCCGCCGCCCTGCAGGAAGGCCGCGAGCCAGAATTTCGCATCCGTCATCGGCCGCGCATCCTTGCCGCGCGACAGCTCCTTGAGCTGGACCGAGAGCGCGCCGAGCAAGGTGGTGCCGATGACGAGGCCCGCGGCGATCTTCGCACCCGTCACCACACCGCGCATAAGGGTTTCGGCGACGATGCGCTGCGACTGCAGCATGGCCACGGTGAGCCCGAACATCTTGTACTGCATCGCCGATCGGCGGAGCTCGTCTACAGCCACGCCGCGCCGCAGCCGGCCATAGGAACGCGCCTGCGCCTCGAGCGTGCCCATCGGCACGGCATATTCGCTCTCCTGCAGGATCATCTCGAGATAGCGCTCGTGAAGCGTGTCGGTGAGCCCCGCAGCTTGGCGCGCCTCCCAGATGCCCATCGGCGTCAGATAGTCGAGGCCTTCGCGGGGGCTTCCGCCGGCGTCGAGCCGCATGCCGTCCCAGTCGCCGCTATCCAGGCCATAGCGCCCGAGCATCGAGCGCAGCCGTGCCGGCAGCTCGGCAAAGGGGCTGGCGACATGGTCGGCGAACTCCAGCATCACCGCCTTGCCCCAGGCGTGCCGGCCGGCCTGGGTCCATGTCTGCAGCAGGCTCCAGTTCAGGGTGCGGTCGGCGATCACCCGCGACCAGGCCGGCCCGTTCATGCCGCCGAAGAACCGGGCATCCTCTTTCAGCGTGTCGAGCGCCGAGTCGAGGATCAGGCCGGCGCGCACGGCGTCGAAGCGGGACTCGCGGCTGAAATTCTCGCGTAGGATATCGCCGACGATCCGGGTCTGCGACAGGCCGGCGAAGGCGCGGGCGGAGCGCTGGAAGCCGACATCGGTGGCGGCCGACAGGAAGGCGCCGCCGAGCTGGTTGGCGACATTGAGGTTGCGCATCACGTCGAACACGGCGGCGACGCGGGAATTCACGACCGCGCCAGCGTGGCCGCGCCGGATGTTGTACATGTTCTCGGCGAGCTCGATCATCGAGCGGCCGTAGTCCTGGGCGTTCTTCACCGCCGCCCAATTGCCCTCGCCTTCGATGCGCCGGCCGGTGACGCGGGTGACCTCGGGGAACAGGGCCGGCAGGCCGGCCGCCCGCTGGGCGGCGTGCTTGGTCACCACCTCCTGCAGGTAGGTCAGCATCGCCCGCGGATTCGGGCCCATGACCTCCATGTCGGCGATGTCCCGCGCCATGCCACGCAGGTGGCTCATCATGGTGACGAACGCATTTGCACCGGCGCCGTAATCGGCCTGGTACCTGAGCCAGGCGTCGGCGTTCCTGAATATCAGGAAGCGATGCGCGCCGCGCTGATTGGCGACCGAGCCCAGGCCGCGGCGGACCATCGAGGCCTCGCGCTCGTGCCAGCCGTCGGAGGTGATCTCGCGGTAGATCCATTCCAGCGACCGGCGCAGCTCGTCCTGGGTCATCGCATTGCCGGTCAGCGGGTTGCGCATCCGGGCCGGATCGAGCAGCGGGGTGATGTCGCCGATCCAGCGCTGCATGCCGCGCCTCAGAAGCGCGACCCGGTCATGCGCCTGCGGCAGGCCCCATTGCTCCAGCCGGCCGATCGCCCCGCCGGCGGCGTTGTAGCGCTGGCGCAGATCCTCGGCGACCTCAGACCAGGTGCGGGCGAACTGCCTCGCGGCAGCGTCGCCGCTGTCCTCGCCGAACAGCTCGCGCACGACATTGTCCAGCCGCGCCCGGTTGCGGGTGCGGCCGGTCAGGCGCGAGCGTGTGAACTCGGCGAGCATGTCGGTCATCCGCGCCATCGATGTGCCCATGATCGCGCGCTCGCGGCCGACGGCGCTCGAGATGCCGGCCGGCAGCGCGACGACGCCGTGATGGTCGAGCATGGCGACCATGGCGCGCGCGGGGTCCGGCTGGCCGCGCTCGTCGCGGAAATCGAGGATGAAGCTCTCGATTTGTGCGCGCCGCTGTTCGCCGAGCAAACGCTGGCGCTGACGCAGCAGCGCCTCGGCGTCGATCTCCTCGGCGAGCTGCTCGGCAGCCTGTGCGGGGTTCTCGCGGTAGTGGCGCTCGAGCTCATCGAAGCGGGCAAGCATCGCCTCGGCCTCTTCGCGGGTGAGCCTGCCTTCGGCTAGCGAGCCGTTGATCAGGTCGCGGATATTGCCGGTCGCGCGGCCGCTGGGGGTGCTCTTGCCGGCTTTGGGCTTGGCGGGCGCGCCGCCGGCACTGCCGCCGGTTTCAGGCGCGCCGCCTGTTTCAGGCGCTTTCGGCGCCGGCTCGGCCGCCGCGGCATCTTCTGCATTCAGCACCTGCACCATCTCGGCGAACATGCGCCGCTTGTTGGGCGTGTCGATATTGAGGTCGGCTTTGGACAGCCGGCTGGCGACCTCGGCAACGGATAAGTTCACGGCCCGCGACAGCTCGTGGAGATTGGGCGGAAACCGCTCGGCGTGCTCGTTGAAGACAGCCGCGGGATTCTGATCGAACAGCTTTCGGTTGGCTTCCCAATCCTTCCAGGGGTTCGCCGGCGGCTGGGTGTAGATCTCGAACCGCCGGGCGGCCGCGCCCTTGCCATCGCCCTCGCCGGTGGCAAACATCACCTCGCGCATCCGGGCCAAGCCATCGGCGATCTGCGCCTCAGGCAGTGCCTCCGGCCGCGCCATGCGCCCAGAGACCAGGTCCTCGAACACATCCTCGTAAGTGCGGAAGCCGCGACCTTTGAGTGCCTCGCCGATGGCGCGGAAGAATTTCACGATCCGATCGAGAATGCGCCTGGCGGCGGATGTCGGCTCGCCGAATGTCTTGCCGGTGGCATGGGCGGCGATCATCTGCATGATCGCCTCTTCCTCGAGCCGGCCCTCGAGCGCTGCGCCTTGCCAGCGTTGGCCGTAGAGCTGACCATAACGGCCGTCGATGTCAAAATGCGCGCGCGCGCCGAGGCGCCGGGCCTCGGCGCGCAGGATCTCATAATCGGCCTCCGGGATCAGCTTCGCCGCCTTCAGCGCGTGGCCGGCTTCTTCATAGGCCCGCTCGAGCGGATCGAGCGCCGCCATCGAGACATAGACGATGCGCTCATGCGGATCGGCAAAGCCCTCGACCTCGCGGCCGTCATAAACCAGCACGTCGCGCGCCTCGTGCCGCCAGGAAGGCGGCAGCACGTTGCCGATCGCCTTGTCGATCGCGGCGCGCATTACTGCCGCCTCGCCGGCGTAGCGACCCGTGATCGTCGCGCGGCCATCCCAGGGCGCTCGCGCAGGCTGGGATGTCCGGTGGGCAACCCCGAACATCTGGTCGATGAGGCCCTGCCGCTCAGCGCCGGTGACCGGCTTGCCGTTCTTCGCGGTGATCCTCACCAGGCTGTCGTCGAAGATGACGACGTTACGGGTGCCGTCGCCGAGGTCGCGGGAGCCTTGGTCGAGGTAGCGGATGCCGGGGATGCCGGCTTCGCGGAGGGCCGCCACCGCTTCTGGCGTATTCGCCAGTGAGTGGAAATCATGGAAGTCGTTGTCGAGTTGCTCTGCCTTGCGCGCCTCCTTAAGTAGCTGGCGCTGAAGTTCGCCTCCCTTCTCGCCAATCTCGCGTGTCAATGGCTCCGATTTCAGCTCATCAATTTGACGACGCAGATCGCTAACGGCCTTCTCCTGGTCAAGCATTGCTTTGACAACGGGCAGCCGCTTCAAGGCTTCCTGAACTTCAGGCGATTGCTGTTCGAAGCGCTTATCCCAATCTAGGAGCTGGTGATGCTCGACATCGAGCGAGACTTCATAGAGCGCGCCGGGATTGACCGGGCTTACATCATGCGTCATCACGCGCTCGATGGCGTCGGCATTCTCCTTTGCCGAGAAATGGAAATCGAGCGCTCGGCCCAGCGTTCCGATATTGCCCTTCTCCCTGGCCTCGTCAGCTACCTTCTGCCAATGATCGGCATCGGCGCGGTGTTTCTGGAGTTCGGGCGCAAGATCCTCTCCGCGCTCTTTTGCGCCAGCCCATCTGACGGTTGCCGGATCGCTGAAAACGTCATCGCCAACCTTGTATTTTGTGCCTCCAAGCGCGTCCTTGTAAGCCTCGGCCACGCCTTGCGCCTCGGCGAAATACAGCCCGTGCCCGAAGACCTGCGCCCCCTCGCCGCTGCCGATCCTTGAAATATCAAAACGATCGAAATCATGCGGCGAGCCGTGGAAGGCGCGAAGCGCGAACATCACGCCCTGATCAGCGTTTTGCTCGAGCGCTTCGATCTGCGCCTTGGCCTCCGGTCCGTTCGGCTCATCGATGCGCGAGGGCGCCGTCTCGGCAGCCGCGACGGGTTCCGCCTTCAGCAGACCGTTGATGCCGTCGGTGTCTAGGATGTCGCCGATCCGGCGCACGAAGGCGCGGGAGGCCTGCGCCGCCGAGAGACCGCGCGAGACGGCGATCGCCGCGTCATTGAGCAGCGTCGCCACGGTGCCGCGTGTGGTCGCCAGTTTCTCGATCAGCTCGCCGAGCTGGCCGGCATCCTGCGCCCGGGCGGCGTTGCCCTCGCGGTCGAGCACATTGCCGCCTTCGGAGATCCGGCGGGCTTCGCGCTCGAGCAGGCCAAAAATCCGCTTGTCGGATTTCAGACCTCGCAAGGCGGCATCGAGGACGCGGGAGCGCTCCGCCATCAGCGTGCGGGTGATTGACTCCTCGCCGAACAGGGTGATCTGGGTCTCGGTCGTGGTCGGCAGCTCGAGCAGCTGGGCGAGATAGAACCGCGCCTGGGCGGCGTTGGCCAGGTCCGCCGCCGCGATTTCGTTGAGCAGGCCGGCATGGCGGGACGGGTCGGTGACATGCTCGCCGATCAGCGCCGCGAAGGTCGGCGGCAGCCGGCCGGCGACGACGGCGCCGAAGGCTTCGTCGCTGAGGCGGGCGAGCATCACCGCCTCGCGCATCTTGCCGTCGGAGAGCGGCAGGCTGTCATCGATGAGGTCCGGGCGCTCGCGCATCACCTTGGCCATGTCGACGGCAGTGCCGGAGAGCTCGCGCATGTTCTTCAGCGCCGCATGGGCGCGCACGTCCGCCGGCGTCCAGCCGTCGGCCTCGCGGAACACATAGGCGTGCAACATGGGCTTCGGCTGCTGATCGGCGAGGCGTGCAGCAAGCCCGCGGCGCTGATGGCCGTCGGCGATCACCAGCTCGCCATTGAGGCGTTCGAAAATGAACGCCTTACCGGCCGAAAGCGGGTCCCAGCGTTTGACGCTGCGGAGCCGCGCGGTGACGCCGGCGGCGTCGCCCTCCGATTTGAACTGGAATGTGGAAGCGTCGGTGAGGACCGTCAGAGGATCGACGGCGAGGAAGTGGACCGGCTTGCCCTCGAGCATCTCAGTGCCGCCGAGTCTGGCGGCTGCGGAATCCGCCAGGTCGGGCCCCGGTTTGGCCGGCGGCGCGGCGACAGCATGGCCGGGAGGCGGCTCATCGCTCGAGGCGGCATGGCGGACTGCGCTGGCCAATTGCCGCAAATGCTCCGGCGTCGCCAGCCCGGTCTCTTCGGGCTTGTTGATTCCGGCGAAGGCCTCATTGGTCTCTAACTCGGCGAGCCCGCCGCGCACTGCCGGATCGGCGATGGCGCCGCTCGCTTCGGCGACTTCACGCAGCGCGGCCGGGTCGAGATCGGCGGCTTTTCGCAAGGGAGACCCCGCGGGTGCCGCTTCCGCCGCGCCCTGCAGGGCGGCAATGGGATCAACGGACCTCGTCGGCTCAGCGGACGGCGCCAAGCCTTCGCCTGTCCTCGGGCTCCCCTGAGTCTCTGGCGACGGGCCGAGATAGGGGCGGCCGATGGCACGGCGGACGCCGCGGATCGCCGATCGGACGCCGGCGTCGAGGCCGAAGCCGAACAGCGCGGCCGCGGCGACATTGGTTGCGGCGATGTCGAGTCCGTGCGGCAGCCCGGCCTGTTTGCGCCAATCCTGCACGAAGGGCTGCACGACGGCCTCGCCGGCGGCATTGGCGGCGCCGGCCTTGATGCCCATCCAGACGAGGCCCTTGATGCCGGCGCCGGCCTCGCCGAACGGGCCGAGCAGGACGCCGGTCGCGACATTGACCGGATCGGTGAAGGTGCCGCCGAAGCCGGCGGTCAGCCGCGTCGCCCAGGCGCTCAAGGACCCATTCGATCGCGCCCAGACATCGTCGAACCGCCGCTCGGCCGCCCCCGCCAGCCGGCGCGCGTCCTGGATCACCGGCCGATCGGCGGCGATGATGTCGGCAAAACCCGGATGCTGCTCGGCAAGCTTTTCCAGCTCGGTCTGGTAGCGTGCGTGCGGGTCCTGCGGATTGTAGCCGATGCCGGGCCGGCCGGTGACGGTGCCCTTGCCGAACGGCACCTGGCCGATCTGGCCGCGATCGTCGAGGAAATCGCGCATCGGGTTCTGCAGCTCAATGCCGACCGCTCGGCGGATAGCGTCATTGCGCGCATCATAGGCGCGCTCGAGCGCGACCGCCGAGCCGTTGAAATTGTCGACCATCCGGGTGGAATCCCAGGTCGCATCCCAGATCTCGCCGAGCGTGGTGACGCTGCCGCTCGGCACGCCGCGCGAAAAATCCCTTAAAGGGCGCTCGTAGAACATCAGCCGCCTCCGCCACCGAGGAACAGGTCCGGCCGGCGCTTGGCGAGGCGCGGTGCCAGCTTGCCGATGTCGAGCACGAAGGGATCACCGGGCCGGTTGCGGTAGACGAACCTCTCCTCGCCGGGCATGGCGCCGTCATCGGCTGCCACCGCATAGCGGCCGACGCCGAGCATCTGCACCAGACGCATGTTCTTCAGCCGCTCGACGGGCACGCTCTTGCCGTCCTCGCCGACGGGATTGCCGAGATCCGCGGCGGCCAGGTCCCCGGCCGTGATCATGTCGACCACTTCGCGCCAGCCGGATTGCCGGACATTGGGCGGCAGCACGATCTTGCGCTCTCTACGCCAGCCAGAGAGATCGTTCTCGACGATGCCGCCGTAGGTTTCGCCGTTCACCACATGCTCGCCGAGCGCCTCGCGCAGCGACTGTTCCCACAGGCCGCTGTCGAAGGCGGTGAGGCCCTGGCGCAGCGCGCGCGGGGCATAGATCTGACTGGCGAGCGCAATCGCCGCCCCTTCCGAGCGCGGCATGTCGGCGAGGGCATCGCCGATGACGTTGGCGGCCGAAGCGCGCAGATCGGTTGCCTTCGGCATCAGCCCGGCGATCAGCTTCTTGCCTTCCTCGCTTTTCGTCAGCGCCAGCCCGTCGGCGGCATCGACCGCGGCCTTGGTGCGGCCGGCGGTGTTGCTCAGGCCGGCGAGCATGGCGAGGGCGGGCGCTTCGTCGAACAGCTCGCCGAGAATGGCCGGCGTCCGATCCTCGGCGGCGCCGGCGACGGCGTCGGCGATGCCGAGCATCGGCGCCCCGCCCTGGTTCATCAGCGTCGTCAGCCCGCGCTTTTCGTCGGGACGCAGATATTGCGGCTTCTGGCCGTAGTGTGCCGCCACCTGCTCGGCCTGGGCGATGCGCGTCCGGAGCGAGGCCGCCGCCTCGACCTCGTCGGAGAAATCGAGCGGCGTCACGGGCAGAAGCCCGACGCGGTCCGCCCAGCCGAGCGGGTCCTTGGCGAGCTCGGTATGCATGGTGTCGAGCAGGCTGTCCGCCAGCGCCAGACGCTCGGTTTCGAACGGTGTTGCCCCGCCCTTGGCGAGGCGCTCGCGCTCGGCGGTGACGAGCTGGTCGAGCTGCGCCGGCGGCATCACCCGCGCGGCCGACTGCCATTGCAGCAGGTTCTCCGCCTGTGCCAGGCCGGCGGTGAGCTCCGGGCTGCCGCTCGCGGCGACCTTGGCCTTCAGCGCGGCGAGCTCGTCCGGCGGCGGGGCAAACCCTTTCTTCGCCAGCTCGGCCTGAGACTTGATCGCCCCCTGCAGCACGCGCAATTCGGCATTGTGCTGGGAAGCGGCGCGGGTCAGGTCCGCCTCGAGCGCCCGCTCGACCTTCGTGAAGCCGTCGAAGTCATAGACCTTGGCGAGCCCTTCGCTCTTGCCGAAATCCTCGCGGAGCTTGTCGATGAAGGCCTGCTTCGCCTCGAGGCCTTCGGTGCGCTCGAAGGCGCCCATCAGCCGCGCTGTCGTCACCTGTTCCTTGGTGCCGTCGAGGATCTGCCGCGCCCGGCCGGGCGCGACCAGCGGCTTGCCATCGAGGCCGCGGCGGCCGAGCGTCTTGGCCAGCTCCTCGATGTCGGAGGCGAGAACGGCGTCGGCCTTCTCGTCGAGCCCGAGCGCATAGGCGCGCTGATCGACGGTCTTGAGCTGCAGGCTGAGCTCGCTCTGCAGCGCCGCGGTCTGGTCGGCCGCGACCCGCGCCGCCTGCGCCCGCGCCGCCTGGCGCATATAGCTGAAGCGGCTCTTGTCGAACATCAGCTCGAGCTCGGGCCGGATCTCCGGAATGGTCTCGCCGAGCCAGCTGTTGCGCTTGGCCTCGAGCGCGGCGGCAAGGGCTTGCGGATCGTCCTGGTGCTTGTCGTAGGCGTCGGCCAGATCGGCCGCGAAGCGCTCCTTCGCCCGGGCGCCGTAGACGGCGATACCGGCCTGGTCGTAGGCCTCGCCGCGGATGGTCATCGATTTGGTCGGCCGGAATTCCGGATCGAGGCCGGCGAGCCGGCCGGCCTCGGTGCCCTCGACGGCGGCGGCATGGTCGGCGATCCTGCCGACGTCGTTGCCGATCTGGGCGAAGCCGGCGGCGACGGTGGAGAGCCCGGCCGACAGCCCGGCGTGATCGACGCTGCCCTGCGCCTGCAGCTCGGTCGCCACCCGGAGCAGGCCGCGCTGTGTGTTCGCCGCCATCAGCCCCTCCTGGCGATATCGATCAGCCCATTGGACACGGTGCCAAAAGCCTGGCCGGCGCCTTTCAGCAGCGCATTGGTCGAGCGCGTCTTGCCCGTAGCCCTGGCGGTGCCGATCTCAAAATCCGCCTGCGAACGGATGTCCTCCTCAAGCGACAAGGGCTGCCCGCTGCCGATGTCGACGCCGGAGCCGGCAAAGGCGACGCGCAGCTGGCCGATCTTGATCAGCTCCTCGCGTTTGATCCGGTTAGCCTCGGCCTTGGCGGCGAGGTCCTCCGCCTGCGATCCTGAAATGCCGCCGGCCAGCGAGAACAGCGCCGAGCCGGCAGTCGCTGCCCCTTGCAGGATCGACAGCGCACCGGATGTGCCCGCCGCGACGGTGGCAAGGCTGCCGGCCGCGCCGGCGGCTCCTGCGGCTGGAGCGGCCGCGGCCGTGGCGGCGAACAGAGACGCAACGAGTTCCATGGCCCCCTCCTATCGATAGGCCGCCTGATAGCGGATCGAGCGCAGCTTGAACGGCGCCGGCTTCAATTGCCGCCATTCGATCTGGCCCTGCCTGGTCCAGCCCTCGAGGCCCTCGATCTTGGCGTAGCCGGTATAGAGCCGGTCGAGCAGCGGGGCATCGAGCAGGTCCTCGCCTTCCTCGCCGGTCGCCTCCGAGGGCGGCGGACCACCGTCGAAATGGCGCAAGGGCACGTCGCGCCAGGCGCCGGCATTGGCGCGCATCTCGAACGGACCGCATTTCGAGACCGCCCATTCGACCTCGTAGATGCGCGCCGGCGGCTTGAACGGCTGGGCGTTCTGCAGCTTCTCGCGCAAGGGCAGCGTCTTGCCCTCGATCGGCGCCAGCAGGCCATAGATCACTTCCGAGGCAGCGACCGGCAGAGTGAAGGCGCCGCCGGCGACGGTGAACGGGCCGACGAGCTCGCGGTCGGCATAGGCCCAGACTTCAAAACCCTCGAGGTGATCGGCGCCGGTGACCACCGTGGTCGGGGTCTCGAAGGCGAGCGTAACCTCGGCATCGAGCAGCGCGGTGTCGTCGAAGCGCTCGAGCCAGTTGTTGGCGGCGCCGCCGATCGTGCGCTCGACCGCGATCCAAAGATTGCGGGAGGCATCCGCCATCACCGCCTGCATCGCCCCTTGCATGTCGCCGGGCGTCATGGCGATGATCTCCTGCGCGCGCAAGAGCGTCAGGAAGGCAAAGCCGCCGTCGCGATTGAGGAACACAACGAGGCTCGCCTCGCGCGTGGTCACGCCCGGCCGGTGCGCCATGCCGACGACGTCGGTGAGCAGGTGCGGGGCCAGCAGCGACAGCGGCTCGGCGGCATAGTTCGAGTTGTCGGCGAACTGGAACTGCATGTCGCGGATCACGGTGTTCGGCAGCCGCACGCCGCCTTCCTCTCCGCCGGACTGGACGAAGACGGTACCGCCCTGCACATGCACGGGCGACACTTCCGGCGCGATGCCGTAGCGGGTGGCTAACACCACGTTGAGCGGCTGGGTGGCGTCGATCGTGCGTGCCTCGACCCACCATTCGCCGCGGGTGGTGAAGATCTGCAGGTGCTGGCCGAGAAAGAGGTCCTGGATGGTTTCGACCTCGTCGGAATCCAGCGTATTGATGATCGCCATGTCGGCGGTCACGGGCGAACCGGAATCCTGCAGATCGAACAGCGATTTGACCCGGCTGAAGGCATAGGTCGAGGGTGCGGCGCGGAAGCCGGCGAGCATCAGCCGCGATTGGACCAGCGCCCCGCAGCGCGGCCAGCCGGTGGTTGCGCCGAACAGCGATCCGGCCGCGGCCAGGCCCCGCTGCTGCACCGCGGTGGTGATGACGGCGTTGGAGGGGAACAGCGGGATTCCGGCGAGCCGCGGCCAGCGCCGGTTGCCGTTGGTGTTGACGAAGGACACGCGCACGGTCAGCGGGTTCGAGGACCGCAGCTCGGTCAGCACATCGTCGGCAGCGACGCCCGGCAAGGTCTTGATGGCCGCCGCGATGTCGGTGAGGAGCGTCGGATTGTCGACATAGGCGATCGGCGCGGTAACGAGATCGCCGAGGAACAGCGCGAAGGTGGCGGAGACGGCAAGGCCGCTGAAGGTGATGTCCTGGATCTCGTCCTGATCGCCGGAGAACGAGGCCGACTCCGTTAAGAGCGGCACGTTGGTGAAGGTCGGCACGGCGATGTTCCACTCGTCATGCGCGCCCTGGCGCAGGATCTGCGGCGTGTCGACGTCCTCGTGGAACAGGAACAGCGTGTCGAGCGACTGTTCGCTCTTCAGCTCGGCGGTGATGTCGGCGCCGGCTGCCACGGGGACGCTGGCGTAATAGGCGCCGGAGCGAAAAATATCGATGTTGCGATCGGTGAGCGCGATCTCATAGGCCTCGCGCGCGGTCTTGGCGAACGGCAGCAGCTGCAGCGGCGACAGCCCTGCCCGCTCGCGCCAGAGCCGGAAGCCGCCGACGGAGATCGCACCGAGGCCTGCCCCGCCATAGACCGCGATGCGCCAGAGCTGCGCGGTCATGGTGACGCCCGGCGCCGAGCCAAAACGGCGGGTGCGCTTGTTGGTGGTGCCCGACCGGATCGACTTGCGCGGCGACAGCGCCGGATCGCCGGAGCCGGCGACCGGCTGCCAGGCCGAGCCGTCGAACCATTCGACGACGATCGCGTCATCCCGCTTCGATGAGGCGCAGCCGAAATTGAGCACGTCGGCAAAGACGATCGGCACGGGCGCGCCGAGATCGATCTGGGCAACGATGAAGGGCGAACCGGAGACCGATGTTGTGGTGAAGAGGGTGGTGACGTCCTGGTCGATCAGGCTGGCGATGGTGCCGCTGTTCGGCGCGGTGACCATGCCGGAGGTGATCTGGACCGGCTCGATGCGGCGGCGGAGCCGCTGGCGGGCGGCGGAGGTGCCCGGCCGCCGGCGAAGGCCGCCCTGCGGCAGCATGATCTGATTACGCGCGGTCTCGACCGCCAGATAGTAATGGGCAAGGTCGTAACGCTCCTTCAACTCGGGATCGAGGACGCCGCGGGGGAAGGCGTTCTTCAGCTCGGCTCGGCGGACCATCAGTGCCTCACCGCGATGAGGGGATTTGAGCCGATGGCGATGACGTCGGAGGCCTTGCCGCTCGCATCGATAGCCTTGGCTTCCGCGACCTTGCCGCCCTCGCCCATCATCTGCGGCGTGCCGAACGCCATTTCGGTGAGGGTGCGCCACAGCACCGTGTCCTCGCGGACCGACAGCGCGAATTGCGCCTTCATCACCAGCACCGCCAGCGCCAGAAAATAATCCGGCCACAGCGCCGGCTGCAGACCTTGCGTGTAGCGCAGCCAGATCTGCTCATGATCGGTGAAGAGTTTTCGGCCGCGGATCTCGAAATCACTGGTCGGCTGCCGGGTGAGGCCGTCCGGAAACACGGCGCGCGGCGTGCCGCGCATGTCGGAGGGCAGATCATAGGCATATTGCCGCTGCGCCTGCGGCGGCGCCGTCAGCCGGGCGAGCTGGACGAGGCGGGTCTGGAATGTCCAGGGGTAGGAGGAGACGAGCGCCCCGATATGGGTCTCGTATTCGAGCACGCGGCTGGCGCCGGGCGGGACATCCTCGGCGACCGGCGTCTGGCCGATCTCGATCAGCGCCCGGTTGATGATGTCGATGCGTGTCGTCATGTTCCGCCTCGCCTTGCCTGCGGTCGCCGGGACCCGCGGCCGGGCGGACAAAGGCCAGCGCCGAAGCGCTGGCCGCCGACAGATGCGGACCGGCTAGAGAGAGCTAGGGCCGGTCTTTCCGTCTTTGTCGCCCCCGCCTTCTTTGGACGTTCCGTTCGCCGCGGCCGGCGCGGTCTCCGGAGCGAGCTCGAGCGCACGGCCTTCGAGGCCCGGCGCGGCGAAGACGTAGACATCCTTGCGCGTTCCGGGATCGATCACGCTGCCGTTGACGAACACCGGCGCCAGCACCCGGTAGCGGACTTTTTTTGCTTCCTTCGCCATCGGCCTCTCCGGTTAGATCGCGTCGGCCTGTGCGGCCCAGGCCGTCGGGTCCTGATTGGTCAGCCAGGCATCGACCGTCGCCGTCGGCGTGGTGCCGCCGAGCGTGTAGTTGAGCCGAAGGAAGCGCTCGTTGCTGAACGCCATCGGCAGCACGAGGATCTTGCCGGTCGGGAAATCGGCGGCGGCCAGCGTCGGCGATGTCAGCAGCGTCGCGGCCGACGGGAAGCCCGAGGCATCGTCGGTCTGCACCGCGATAGCGAGCGTCGGCGTGGTGCCGGCAAGGCCGGTGCGGGCGACGATGACCCACCACATCGGATCGCCGGGGCCGATCAGGCGCAGCGAGCCGAGGTCGATGACGTCGGTGGACGGAGCCGTCGCGCTCAGTGCCTGTAACGCCGAGACCTGCAAGCGCTTGTCGATGATCATGGGCAAGAATTCCCTTCGTTCGTTCGTGGCACCCGGGGCTAAGGACTCAGACGACCGTCGCTTCGGTGTTGAGGATGGCGTCGCAGCGGCGCACCGGCACCTCGTCGAGCACCATGACCCGCTTGCCCGCCACCTGCTCCATGCTGATCTGCACGTTCTTGGAGTTCTTCTGCTGGCGGCGCAGGAACGACTTGATCGTGCGGTTGCAGTAGAGCACCGGCCGGCCGGCGGAGAGCGAGGGCACCTGCTCGAAGGCCTGGGCGATAAGGTCGAGGAGATCGGCGCCGGCCGACGCATCCTTGGTCAGGTCCGATACATCGATATTGGCGATGCGCACGATGTAGCGCCAGTCGCGGACGCTGAGGCCGCAATTCCATTTGTAATGCGAGCGATAGGCCTGCATGCGCCCGCCGGCGCCGTCGGCGTTCTCGAGGGTCACCTCGCCCATGTCCTTCATGTCGAGGCCGCCCTTCTGGCCCTTCGGATAGATGCCATGGACGCTCTGCTCGCCCCACACGACGAGCCAGATCGAGGTGTTGTCTGAGCCCGAGCCACCGCCATGGAGCACATTGTCCGCCGACTGCGAATTCGCCAGGACGCGGGTGTTGAAGCGCGGAGCGAGCCCAGTGAAGCTCTCGGGCAGCGTGCCCTCATTGCCGTAGAACAGAGTCTTGGCCAGCTCCTGGCCGATGCCCTCGATGATCGGGCGCTCCTCGGAGAGGCGGAAGGCGGCGGTGTTGCCGTTGAGGTCGGCGAGCGCCTTGTCGCTTTCGGCATAGTTCTCGAGCATGCCGCAATTGTCGGTGACCTGCACCGTGGTCGACCGCGAGGGCTGCACGCCGCCATAGAGCTTGCGCCAGGTCGGCGCCGGGATACCGGTGCGCACGGTGGTGCGGTGGCCGGTCGGCAGGTTGCCTTCGATCCACGGCATGTCGTCGAGCACCTCGTTCGTCTGATTGAGGATCTCGACGATCATCGCGATCTTGCCATCGGGATCGAGGCGCTTGGCGACGTCCGCGAGCGTCGGATTCGTAGTCGGCAACACGGCCATTGTCAGCTCCTTGGGTCCAGCCAGATCAGAGGCTTGGAACAGAGCTTACTGCCGGTTTTGCTGTGTCAACTTTGGAAGCCTAAAACGGACGCGATGCAGTACCAGGGTGCTTAAATCTCACGCACATCGCCGGAATACGGAAGGGAGCCAGTGGGGAGAATTAGCGGTTGGCGAAATAGCGGATAACGTGTGTGCTTAGTTCCACGCAGATTGCTCATTTATAGTTCTCATTGCTGCTATTGTGATGATGGTAAAGCTACGCTACTGTATCGTCGCAAACACATTTTCGCGGCTAATCGGACGAGGCATATAGTCATGATTAAATTGATCTTAATAAGTATTGCTACGGTTGCTTTTTCCGCCGCCGCGCACGCTCAAAGTACGGCGCCGATTTCACCGGAAAGCAAAACGATTATGGATAAAATGAAGGTTGAAAAACAGGAGCTCAATGTGCTCGCTCAATGTCTTCCGGGCTTAAAGCGGTGCAATGGGGGAGGAAGCCACGGAGGCAATATGTCGGTTTGTTGTAAGGAATCGGATACTTGCGGGCAGACTCCGCAGGGCATTCCCTATTGTAGATAGTCCACCCCTTCGACATCGCCTTGGCGTCCTCAGGACGCCTTAGTCATCGATGGGAACATCGATCGCATCGCGCGTTCGTGCTCGCTCAGCTGCCCGGCCGGTTCGCCACCACCCTGAAGGCCGTGCTCGCCCATCGACTTGAACAGCTTTTCTAACGTCATCACGCCCTCAGCGGTTGCCGCCATCGCCAGTACGATGTTTCCCTCGCTGCGACTCAGCACTTGGCGCGTCACCAGCCCGTTGATCGTATTGGCGACACCGTTGATGCGCGCCGAGGCCTGCGCCTTGCGCTGCACGGGATCGCCGTATTTGGGCGCGAGCTTGTCGAGCTCGGCCATCACGTCGATCGGCTCGTCAAGCAGCCCCTGCGTCGACAGCTCGGAGTAGAGCTCGGTGATGGCGCCGTTGAACTGGGCATCGCTCAGGCCGCTCTTGTGCGCCACCTGGCGCCAGATCGGCACCACGGGGTCCTTCGACAGATCGCCGAAGCGTTTGGTGAACGCCTCCGGCAGAGCCAGCTTGTAGTCATCGGGCTTCGCCGGCGCCTTCGGGGCGTCCTTCAGATGGCCCGCAAGCTTGTCGATGGTCTCGCGGTCATTAGCGCCCTTGAGAGCGGCAAGCGCCTCAGGAAGCCCCTCCGGCCAGTAAGCAGCCGCGGCAGCCTCCTGGCCGCTTCCGCCGTTCCCTGTGCCGCTCTGCCCGCCTGCGCCTGCTTCGGCGGCCGCCTTGACCAAATCCGGCCCGGCGCTCCCACCTTCTTGCGTCCCACCACCTTGCGTCCCGCCGCCGGTGGGCGCGCCGGCGCCGCCCGGCGCGCCTCCTCCGCCAACGCCCTCGGCATTGAAAACCGGCAATCCCCAAAGCCATCCCGCTCTCATCGTTCCCCTCATCTGCGTCCTTCTCCCGAGCCGTCGGCATTCGGGATCCCTGTCTGCGCTACCTCGAGCGCGTGCAAAATCATGAAGGCCACACCGTTCTGGCCTTCGCGCCTCGCCTTGGCGATGGCGTATTGCTCGGCCGATGCGGCGGCGAGCTCCTGCTCGGCCGGCGGCCGCAGCAGGGTTTTCCGAATCAGCCAGTGCAGGAACCGGCGGCCTTCCGGTGTGGCGAGCGCGGCGCCGACGACGCTCGCCTCAGCCCGCGCCTCGTCCATCAGCCGCTTGGTATCGCCGGCAGCTTTCGTGGTGAGGTCCTGCAGCGCGCTCCAGCCCGGTGTGGCGAGCGCCTGCTCGATCAGCTCTTCGGTGATGGCGCTCATAGCGTGGCTCCTGGCTGGGGCGCCGGCTGTGGTCCGGCGGGCACCGGCGGCTGTTGTTGCGCCGCCATGATCCTGGCCACCATTTTTTGCCACTCGCTGATATCGGTCTTTGAGCGGATGAAGCGCTCCTCGACGCCGAGCCAGCGGCCCATCTCCGGTCCGAGCTCCTCGACCTTGGCGACCATCATCACCGCCTGCGGACCGAACAGCATCGCGATCAGCTGCAGCCAGTTGGTGACCTGGTTGACCTTGGCGGCCTGCTGCGCGGCGGCGATCGGGGCGATGACGCGGAGCTGCGTTAGGAGCTGGTCGATGGTGATGTTGGTGTTGAGCTTGCGCTTGCTCTCCAGGATGTCGACCGTGCGCTGCACGAGCGGGGAGACGATCTCCAGCGTCATCCTGCCGAAGACGCCCCCGATGTCCTGGTTGAGCAGCTGCATGCGCTCGACGATCTCGGTGGGCGAGCGCACGGCGCCGGCGAGCGGCGGCAGCGCATCGTCCATCATCACCATCTTCATCTGCTGCCGCTCGTCCTCGATGACGAAATGCGAGACGTCGAAATTGTGCGGAACCTCGAGGCGCTGCACCGTGGGACCGAGCGGCCCGCCGGTCGAGGCGACCTGCCACATGGCCAGCGGCTCGAAACGCGCAGTGTCCGGATTGAACACCCCGTCATTCCTGCGCATCCACAAGCCCATCACCGCGAAGGCGGCGGCGAGCAGGGCGAGCTCGCGCGCCTTGTTGGTGGTCTTGGTGAACGGCAGGCCGAGATGGGCGAGGCCGCGGCCGTAGGGCTCGCCCGGCACCACGAAGAAGCGCGGCGTGATCCAGGGATTGGTGCGGTAGTCCTCCTCGAAGATCAGCTCGCCTTCCGAGCCGCCCTCGCGCCAGACCTTGAGGCAATGGCGGCGCTCCTTCGGATCGTAATAGGTGTTCTGGTGGATGCAGATCGGCGTCTTCGGGCTGTCCTGGATGATCCGCTTCAGATCGGTGCCGAACTCGCCCTTCGGCCAGACGGTCGGCAGATGGCTGGCGCGGTAGCTGCGCTTCCAGTCGACGCCCCAGATGTCGCCCCACGGGCCTTCGTCGAGCGCGATCTCACTGATCGGCACGGTGCGGAAGCGGACGAGATCGTAATCGTCGCCGGCGGTAATGTTCATCGCGCCGGTGCCGGCGAACAGATCGAGGAACATCTCGTGGCTCTTCATGTGGAAGGAGCCCGAGGCGAGCACGCCGTTGGCGACCTTGCCGACCGCCTGAAAGGCTTCGGTGAGCTGTTTCTTTCCGTCGCCCTCCGCCACCAGCGGGCCGGCTTCGATGGCGAAGAAATCCTGGAAGATCGGCGTGAGCTCGCGCTGCATCCGGCCGGCGAAGCGCAAGGACGCCGCCGGCGCCGTGCCGTCGAAAATGTGATCGGTACGGGTGTCGCCCTCGGTCTTGGTCTCGATGCCGGAAAGACCCGCCGGATCGCGGTAGGGCATCACATACTTGAAGATCTCGCGGAGCTGGCGCTCATAGTAGCGCTTGCGCTGCCAGGCGTCGGTGGTGCGCTCCTTGCAGTCCTTGAGGCTCTCGGTCATCAGTAGGTGCCGCCGAGGGTCTTGACGAGCCCTCTGGTGCGGTTGCCGCCCAGCGTGCCGAGCTCATCCTCGATATAGGCGAGGAGGCCTCGTCCGCCTTCCCTGAGTGTGCGTTGTCCGGCCTCTGCTGCCCGCAGCTCGCGGTTCTGCCGTTTCAGCAGCTTTTCCTGATCGCTGCTCCCGAACAGCCCTTTGACGACGTCGACCATTCCCATCTCCAGATCTCGCCGCCTTCGGGCGCAAAGCCCAGAAAGCGTGCGATCGTCTCGCCGGCTCGATTGCCGGGCTCGACGCGGGAGATGATGCCTCTCACATGATGCGGAGCCGCCTCGCGAAGCACCCGCCGGAGTGCGATCAGGCACTCCGTCAGCGCGCGACCCGCGCGGGCCCTGTCAACCTTGAACCAGGCTTCGCTCTCCCTGTCAGGCCAGGCGAACAGACCTGCGACAGCAATGGGACTGGAAAGATCGTCCTCCGCATAGACCGCCCAGGCCTCGCCCGCTGTCACCTGTACTAGCAGGCGAGCATAAAGCCTTGTAGGGACTGTCAACTTTGTAGTTACCAGGAAGGCCGCCAGATCGGCCGGAGAGCAGGAGATGGTGAGCATAGCTGCGCTCCGCGCATAGTGAAAAGGTGCCCGTGCTTTGATGCTTACAAACGCAGGATTGTCATGTTTGCGCGGTCCTGTCACTTGCGGCGCCTAGGAGAGATAGACCTCGCAAGTGTTTAATTAACATAAGAATTGCAACTTTTAGTTGCATAAAGTATTTTATGCTCCATTGTAGTTGTTATTTTCATCGATCACGTAATTTTTTGATCATATCGAAGGATACAAAAGACGGCCTTTTTCAAGGCATTGCGCACAAAATAGCGACAGCGGCGTATGTAACCTACTGCTATTATGACATTTTTTCACCCAGTAACATGACATAGTTCTATTTTGAGACACCTTACGCTACATGTAAATTTGACCCCAACGACCAATGCAAGTCGATATGGGGATCTTACAATGGGCATTTTTCTTGCGACTGTATTTCTCACTTGCTTAGCCTTTGGCCTCGCCATCAAGGCCGGCTGCGGGGCACAGCTGGTCGCGCTCTGTTTTTCCTTGATGGCCACATTGGTGAGCCTCATCGGATGCGCGACGGCAAGCTGCGGATCGATCGTCATCGATCAGCTGCTTAGCCTCATGTGGCACGCGTGGATGTTTCTCTGCTGCGTCGTCGGGGGGTGCGTAGTTTAAACATCGATACAACCTTAAGTTGCAATTACCGCTAGATTGTGCATTCCATGACCTGAAGGGACGACGGGAGGTCGTCGTCCCTGAGGGTACATCAAAATGCCGAACAATAAAAAACACACAAGAATACTAATACCTCAGAATAGCGCAGATCATCGGATAACTCCTGCGGAAGCAGACGCTTTAGAAGCAATCGCGGCGGGCAACGGAGAAGCAACAGTTCAATCCGTTGAAGAATATGTTCTCGGAAAAGCGACAGAATCCCTAAAAACGAACACATATCAAAAATCAATTCAAAAACTAACTCAAGAAGAATACATAGAGATAAGCGGAATAAAACAGGGATTATCTGGTCATCATGCGCCAACTTATAGGATTAAATTTAAAGGAATTCGGGCTATTGCGAAAAGGTTGGCTGACCGGGTCTAGTATTTGGATTATTTGAATAACTTTGTCGTATTTTTGATCGTGGAACACTCGCTATAGGAAACACTTCGACGGGTTGCATTGCCGGGTCTATCAGCTGCAATTACACCATAGCGCCCCTTGTCGCCCAGCTCGAGATATTGCAGCGCGTCATGCGGGTTCGACCAGTCGTTCTTTTCCGGTTTATCCGAGGTCTTCGGCAACCCGCCGACGCGCTGAACGGCGTAGCGGTAATGCGACGCAAAGCCCTTGCGCAGCATCTTGCAGCGCGAGGAAATCAAGAGGCCGGGCGTATTGCCGTCGATGTTGTATTGCAGATCGTCCCGAACGGCGTCGAGCCGGATCGAGATCTCGTTCGACGGCGCCGGCAGGATCGGGATGCCGAGCTCGCCGGCGAGGATCTCGGCCCAGGCCAGTTCGCCGCCTTCCTTGTCGGCGCCGGTGAAACCGGCCGGGTCCGCATAGCCGATCTCGACCGGATGACCCGGCGCCACCTCGGCGAGCTCGAGCTTGATCGCCTCGCCGAAACGACGCGGCCCTGCCCTACCCGGCACCACCTCGAACAGCACGCGCATTTGGCCATTCGGCAGTCGCTGGCCGCCGACACAGGCCGGGCGCTGCACGCCCTGGTCCAGCCCTAAGCGGATCGGAATTCGCGGCAACGGCCGCAGCTCCTCCTTCGACAGATGCAGGTCGTCGGAATATTCCGGGTAGACCGGCTCGCCGTCACCAGCCGGGCCGTACTGCGCGTCGACCATACGCCTGATCAGCTTCGGCCGGTTGGCGAGCGTGGCGACTTGGCGGTCGTAGTAGCCGGGCGGCAGATTGTGGATGTTCTCGGCACGGGGGCTGCGGCCCGAGGGCTGCTTGTACAGCTTGTGGCCGGCCGGCCGCTCCTCCTCGAAACGGCGGTAGAACCAGCTGTCGATGTCAGGAGCGTTCAGATCGCCAATCACGTAGGGACGGAAGCTGGTGGCCGCGGGCAGTGAATGCTGCGCTGGATAGCGGCCGATGCGGAAGATGGCGTGTTCGAGCACGGCCTCGGGCAGCAAGTCCATCTCGTAGAGCCAGAACGCCGTCGGCTCGAAGCCGCGCATGAATTGCTCGACGGCGTATTCGCCAATCGCGGCGAAGATAGCCTCGAAGCGCACCTCGACCCGTTTACCGTTCCTAAGCACGTCGTAGCCGACCTTGTGAACGGCGGAGCGGCCGCCGCCACCCGTGAACTCGGCCTCGGTCCATTCGCCGCCGTCGCGCGGCAGCCACTCGGTCCAGGTCGGGAACAGGTTGCGCTCCATCTGGCCGTAGGTCTGCCCGATGACGGCGAGGCGGAAGCGGATCACGCCGTCGGTGCAGACCGGCATGGCGGATGCGTTCTTGAGGGAATCAAAAATACAGGTTACGGATTTTCCGCCGCCTACAGGACCCAGCAGGGCGCGCACTTCAGAGGTCGCATCGGCCATGAAGGCTGATGCGACCGGACCTGCCGGCTTGAACTGCCGGAAGCGGTCGAGGGTCATCCCCGCACCCCATGGCGGCCAGCAAAATTTTCGCGGTATCGGCGTTTTCCAAAATCCCACGATGGTGCGGAGGTACCCCCGTCAGAACTTCGGCGCGGGCGATTTCGGGGGGCACCCCCTGCCCTGCCGCGGCTGAGCGAAGGCCACCCCCCATCGGCCTGGCGCGAGCCATCAGCCCGTCCGCGCGAGCAATGAGCAACTGATCTTTGATCATTGGTCATTGGTGGATTCCTCGTTGTAGATCAACGCATTAGCGTCCATCCGACTATTCGCGCCGTCCGACTTCGCGGCATCGGCATGGCTAAGTGCTTGATTTTCCTGCACTTCCGCGAAGGGGATAGCCAGGCCGTCCGAGGCGCCATCGCTGGCCAGATCGCCGATCAGCAACAGGCCGCGCGAGGTTGCCTTGATCTCGATCGCCTGCGGCAAGCGCTGGTGCAAATAGGGCAGCGCGGCGATCGCCGCCTTGACCTGGATGTCGGCCGCCTCGCCGGTCGCCAGCACCGGCTTGCCATCGGCATCGAGGACGAGCTTGCCCTCGTGGAACTTGTACAGCTGCATCTGCTCGGCGAGCTCGGCCGGCGTACGGCTGTAGGTCTCGAGCAGGAATACCAGCGGCGAGCGGTAGCGGCCGAGCAGATACGCCACCCATTCGTCAGTCCGCTTGTTGCGGCTGCCGGCCGGCCGGCCGCCCTTCGGCCCGCTCCGAGCCGCCGGCGGGATCGGCAGCGGCGCATCGGGCTCATCAAAGAGCTCGGCCTGGCTGGCCGCGGCCGGCAGGACCTCGCCGGCGCCGAGCGCATCGATCGCGGCCGTCAGGCCCTGCTTGGTGTCCGTCATCGAGTAAACGCCCCCGTTTTTTACCGCGTCAGCGCCGCCCGATGCGCGCCGTGATTGTGTTGCCTATGCCGATTGCCCGATTTTCTACCGTGCGTAGCAGCCGGTGAACGCTTGAGTGCTTCCGGTGAACGCCTCGAAAACCAGGCGTTCACCGCATAAGTCACTGATATTTCTTCCTATCTCTCCGCTGGTGATCAGGGTGAACGGAATGAACGCGAACGACTCGCACGTGCGCGCGCGCGTATACGCGAGAGATATGCCGTTCACGGTGTTCACCATGTTCAATAGCTCCGCTAAAGCGTTGAAATCACTTCAAAATACCGGTGAACGTTTACTTGCTTCGGTGTTCACCGGAGAGGCTTGAGTGTTCACCCGAACCCGCTGCAGGCAGGAAAGCTGCCTCTTGCAGCATAGGGTTGGGGAGAGCGTGTCAACTCTGGTCGTTCGCGTCGGCAGTTTCCTTCATGAGTCCTTCCGATCCGTAAAGACCGCGCAGGGCAATCAGCGTCACCCGCCCGGTCACACCGTTGATCTTCGCCCGTCCTGGCTGGCAAAGCTCGGGCGGCGCCTGGCGCAGTGCGCCGGTCCAGACGCTGCCGCCCAGATCGCCAGCCCATTTCGAGCCGAGAAACAGGGTCCTGGTGAGCGGCGACTGGTTCGGCACGGCCAGCCATGGTTTATCCAAGTAATGTTCGAATTCCTCGCGCATCACAATGGTCAACCCGGCCTGCGCCAGCAGTAATCGCGCCTGCGATAAGCCCATATCCTCAGATTTCTGATAATAGTCGTTAAGCACCTGTCCGACGGTCTTGCGCGTGCCGTTCCGCCATGCCTCGACGGGGACCGAGAGCATATGATCGAGGCAGAGCCGCCAGTTTTCGGCCTGGTCCTCGAACTCGATCATGGTGTCAACATTCATCAGCTCCCTCCATGGCACCAACTCGCCCGATTCCGTCGGCCAGCGCAGCCGCTCCTCGTTCCAGCCCTCGTAGAGAATGAGGTCGGCGCAGGTCAGGAGCACGCCGAAGGTGTCCTGGCCGCGGCTGTCCATGCCGCCCTCGGCGAGCTCGCCCTGGAACGCCGCAAGCGTCTCGGAGAAGCGCGGCCACTCCTCGATGAGGCGGCGGAAGATCATCGATCCGGCGATGGCGCAGGTCTGCGGGTCGAGCACCGGCTTCCTGGCCCCCTGCGGCAGCCGGCGCAGCCTCAGGATGGCCATGCGCGACAGGTCCTGCGGCTCCAGCGGCGGTGTGTTGATCGAGGAGAACAGGAAGCAGGAACGCGCCTGGAACTCGACGCCCTGATGGCGATCGCCGCCACGCAGCATCAGCGCTCCCGAGGCTGCGAGGCGCGCCAGCTTCAAGACGGCTTTCTGCTTGCGGAAATCGGCCTCGCTCTCGAGCTCGTCGATGGCGACCGGCAGGCAATCCTGGCCGATGCGCTGATAGATGCCGGCGGCCGAGGTATCGGCGGCATGGACGAGGCCGCCATCGGACAACAGCTTGATCAGCTCCTGCAGCGTCGATTTGCCGGTGCCCTTGTCGCCGGTGATGAACGCCGTCGGCCGCCAGGGCAATGCGGCGCCGAGCCTGGCCGCGCCGAGCCAGCCGAGCAGCAGCACCGGATCGACGTCCGCTCGTTCCCAGTTCCAGGAGCGCAGCATCGGCAATAGCAGCCGGACCGGGCTCGAGGCGATGTCGATCTTTTCGTGCCAGGGTCGGGGTATGCCCGGCCGGGCCGGATAGACATAGCCGTCGAGCTCCTGGGCGCTCAGCGGGCGCAGGCCCTGCCAGAGGTCATCGCCGAGGTGCAGGATCAGCTCGCCGCGCCGGGAACGCCAGACGCCGCGGCCGCGAATCTTCTCGGCGCCGTTCCAGATGCCCTTAAGCTTGCCCGCCTGGAGCAGCGTCGCGGCCGCCTTCATGGCCTCGAAACCTTCGACATGATTGTGGCGGTCCCGGCGGTCCCAAGCCCAGCTCAGATAGCGGTCATCGCCAAGAAACAGGCCGAGAATGTGCCCCTTGCCATAGGGTTCCGGCAGGGTGCGGATCTGGCCGATGGCATCGAGCAGGTAGATGGTGCCGTCCTGGACGCCCAGCGGGAGCACTGGGCAGTCTGGCGGCATGCCATAGGCATCGGCATGCTCCTTCCATGCCCCTGGCGGGATGCCGTTGAGCGGCTGCCCCAGATCCGGGCCGACCGTGGGCGGCACGGCGACCGGCTTGGCCTCGGCAATCATGGCGCGCGCCGTCGTGCCCGGCGCCGTGGTCTTGCTTGCCATCACGCTGCTCCGTCATCGCTGGAGGCCTCTAGGCGCACCACAGTCGCCCCGCCGTGCACCAGGCGCGGCGCCGGCCGCGGAGGCAGGGCAAGAGCCATGTTGTCGTTGTGAGTGCGGGCGATCAGCCACAGATCAAGATAGACGTGGCGGAACGCCTCATAGGCGGCCCGCACTGCGCCGGGCGCCGCGTTCCAGCGCCATGGGAGATCCTTATCCCGCCAGAGATTGCCGTTGCTGAAGGGGATCCGCTCGCCGTCGCAGGGGAAGTTGATCAGGTAGGCATACATCGCCTCGGCCGGCGCGTTCGGTTCCTGGTCGAGATATCCGACCAGCAAGCCGTGGCAAATCTTCACCATCCTGCCGGACGGATGGAGCCAGCTTTTCCAGCCGGTCGACTTGCCATCGCAAACCTCGAACGCCGCGCGTGCGGCTACGGTGGCGGCGTCCAGGATGATCCCGCTGCCGAAATAATGCAGTCCACGCGCACCGCTGCGGTAGGTATCATTGTTGATCATCTGATCGTGGCTCAACATGTCCCCCTCCATGATAGCTCGGCCTTCAGCGCGTCATTCGCATCGCTGCCGATGCGCGACCTGGCCAGTTTGATTTGGCGCCGCCCCTGGCGCGCCAGATTCATCAGCGCGGCATCGAGGAGCCGCTTCGCCTGCGGATTGTCCCAGTCGTTCTCGCCGGCGACGATCACCTCGCGGGCGCAGGCCGGCAGCCGGACGTCGGCGATGTTGCCGAGCGTGCCGGCCGCCCAGACGCGCAGCTCGGGGCAGGCGACGGCGAAGCTCAAGCCGGTCTCCAGCCCCTCGCAGATCAGCAAGGTGTCCCACAGGCCTCGTTTTTCGGCCTCGATGTGCGATAAGCCCGTTTCTCCGCGCCAGAGATGGATGCAGGCGCCGGTGCCCTTGTAGCGCGGCCAGATCTTGCGCTGCGGCTCAACGGGCGCCTTGCCGGAGCCGTCGGCGGCGAGGAATGTGCGGTGGATCGCCACGACCTGGTTGTCGGCGCCGACCATGGCGGCGACGATCGCCGGCCAGCTCCTGCCGCTTTCGGGGTGCTTCTGCGCCGGCGAGAAACGCAGGGCGCCTGGCTGGCGCTCCAGTTCGGCGAGACGAATGCCCCGGCCGGCGAGATAGGTTTCGGCCACGGTGCCGAGGAGCGACTTCGCGCATTCGTAGGCCCACACGCCAAGCGCACGACGTCGGTTATCGATGAGCCGTTGCGCTTCGCGCTTCGCCTCGAGCTCCTGGCGGGCCTTAGCCTGGACGCTCAGCTCGCGGCGCCTGGCCTCTGGCATGTCGGCCAGGCCGAGCCAGCCGCGCGCCCATTTCAGGGCTTCCTTGATGTCGCTGCCGTGGATGTACTCGATGAGCTTGATGACGTCGCCCTTGTCGCCGGTCGCCTCGTCCTTCCAGGCGCCGGCCGCGCCGCCGGCGACCGAGACCCAGAACGAGCCGGCGCACCGGTCGTGGCGCGTCGGGTTCTTCGCCATCCAATAGTTGCCAGAGCGATGGCCTTCGGGAAGCAGATGCTTCACCAGGCCCATGATCTGGGCCTGCAGCAGCTGCTTCACTTCGGCCAGATCGCCCCGGCGGTTCATGGGGCTACGCCGCCCCGGGCTCAGGCGTCTCGGCGGCCGTCTCGGGCTCGCCCGCCTGCGGTTCCGCTGTCTGCGGCTCGGCCGGCTCGGCCGCCTCTGCCGGCGCTTCCTCGGATGGGGTTGCGGGCTGTCCTGTTCCGTTCATTTACGTTCCTTTCATCAGTTGAGGTGGATGCTTGCGCGGGATGGGCGATTCGTTGTCGGAGGGCAGACGCCCCGGCCTGGACGACATCGCCCTAGAGTGCCCCCGAGGACGCCCGCGCGCGCCCATATCCATTCCAGGCCGGCGCATTGCTCAGGCGGCGGCGCGAAGCCGACGGGGCATTTTGTACATGGTGATCTTCTGCTTGCCGGTCCGGTACTTCACGCCGCCACGGGCCTGCAGCCAGAGGGCCATCTGCCGGTCGGACACCGGCGCGATCTTGGCGTCGGCGCAGTTCTCGTCGAATTCGCTTTTCAGCACCCGGTAAGCGTAGTCTCCGGCGCTGATGTGATTGGCCCAGAAGCCGAAAAGCTCATCAGCGCGGATCTCTCCGCGCCGCTTCTCCTGGGCGTGGGCGGCGCGGTCTTGGGAGATCGGGTCAGGCTTGCGATTGAGGTGCGGCGCGGTGGCCGCGGGATCACGCCGCGGATGCGCCGGCTGTGGCTCCGGACGCCGCATAGCGTCCCCCGAAATGACCTCCCGCGGCCGTGCCGGTTGCGCGGCCGGCGGCATCGGCTGCTGCCGCCGCGTCACCTTCGCCCAAAGGCCTCCGAGCCCTCCGCTGGGGGTTCCCATCTGCAATGACATCGTCGTTCTCCTTGCTCTCTCTCTTCGCTCAAACGCCTTTGGCTTCCAGCTCGAGCTCGTCCAGCAGCCGGTCGAGCTCGGGATCGTCGCGCGCGTCTTCGATCACTCTGCAGGCCCGCGCCACGGCCTCATGGGAGAGGCCGGTGATCTTGCCGATGCGCCGGCGCGAATGGCCGCGCATCACCGCCAGATAGAGCACCTGGCGCTTCAGATTGACGAGGTCCGGTCGGCGCTGACAGCGGCGGCGCAGCTCGGCCGTCGGCACCTTGAGCGCCTTCGCCACGCTCTCCACGGCCGTCTCATAGTCGGCGGTCGCCGCGAAGACGCGGGCGATTTCGGCGAGACGGTCATAGGCGCGGGCCATGGCCACATCCCTAGTTGAGGTCTGACGCGGGGATTACGGGGTGACGCTGGACGCAACGGACGAATGGAGGAGAGCCATCGCGATCCGGTGCAGATCGCCGTGGGTTTAGTCGTTTGTGTTGGGACACTATCGGCTCCCCTCCCGAAGAAGCGCGCCAGCGCGCCCCTGCGGCAGAAGAGGCGGCAGCCTGGCCCCGTTCTGGGAGGGCGAGGCCGCTGCGCCGGCGATGTCAGTTGATCGTTTGCATGCTTCTCTCCGTCTCAGGCCCGTCAGAAAGACCGCGCCGCGTCACCTCATTGCGCAGAGGCTAAGCGGCGCGGTCCGATCCGCCCGTCGTTATGGGACCGGCGGCATTCCCCGCATTTCCGGTGCTCTCCCGGCTGTCACGCGCTTGGTCCTGGGCGAGGGCTTCGTTCGGACCACCGGCGTTGGGTGTCTGGATGAGTTCAGCAATCTCCGGCGGCATGCCAACGAGCTCCGGAGCAATTCGCAGCCCACGCCGCGCTGCCTCGACGTAGATCGGCATGCGCATAGCGTTCGGGAATCTGCCATTCGCCTTGTAATTGGAAAATCGGCTCGGTCCGCCGCCGAAAAGCTTGCACATCGCCTTCGGACCCCCGAATGCATCAATGACTTCGGCGACACTTGTCAGCTGTGATTCGTATGCCATGCCGTGACCCTAATTCAAAAATTTTGGAGCGGTCAAGCCATGAATCGCTTGGAATGCCAAAATTTTTGAATAACGCCAAAATGGGCCATGGCGAAAGATAAGCGCGAAAATAGAACTCCCGCGGCGATAGGAAAAAGATTAGTCGCAACCAGGCTAGCTATTGGTTTAAATCAATCGGAATTTGCCAAAAAAGCCGGAATTAGCGTCAGTACCTATAACAATTATGAAAAAGGCGTTAGTCAGCCAAGACTTGATTACGCTTTTGCTCTTTGTGACACCTATGATCTAACGCTTGACTGGATCTATGAGGGTGACCCATCGAGATTACCATATAGCCTTGCGAAACAATTGGTTGATCAAATCGGCTCAGACCTCTCATCAAAGTGACCGATTCCCCAATTTGAGGACATAATAAGGCACCTGTTTCCAAAGATTTTGAAATACTGCCTTGACTAATCCAAAATTTTTGAATTAGCTTGCCTCCCTCAGGGCCTGAGACCTTGAGGGCCGGACGCGCCATTTTCTCTCCACGCGTCCGGCCTCCCGCGGGTCCGGCCCCTCATCGAGGGAGACATCCATGGCATATGTTGAGGCCGCCGGCGGCCAGGCCGATCTGGATCTCGGCGCATCCGGCCCGTTCCGTTATCTGACTTTCACGTCATTCAAACGCGGCAGCCATTTCGTCGCCAGCTTCGGCGAGCGCCTCTTCGAAATTCGCGCGGCGCGGGCCGGCGACGTGCCGTGCTGGAAGGCCAGCATCTACCGCAAGGACCAGCCCTTCGCTGCCAAGCGGAAGTTCTTCCGCGAGCTCGGCGATGCGCAGGATTTCCTGGAGGCCGAGGCCGCCCGGCTCGGAGGCGCGTCATGAGCTGCGACCCGCGGCTGTTCGGCCTGCTGATGGGCCAGCTCGAGCTCAGCGCCACCGTCGGCGCAATGCTCTACGAAGCCAGCGAGAAATGGGCGCGCGAGATGCGCCAGAACGAGTTCGGCTTTGTCGACCGGGCGATGACGCTCTATGCCGGGGCGCTCTACAAGCTCGATGCCGAGGCGGCCAGGACGTACCTGCATTCGCTGATCGAGCGGCTCGACGCCGACACCCCGTCCACGGAGCGCCGCCTCGCCGATCAGCGCCGGATCGACGCCTTCGAGCGCCTGCGCCTGGCCGCTGCCGCGCCGGAGGCGACCGCGCTATGAGCAAGTTCACCATCGAATTCATCGACGCCGAGCACGAGAGCCAGTCGCCTCCAGACGCAGCCTGGCCCGAGGGTGTCGCTCTGATCGAGAACCCCGAGGCCGACATGCATTGCGTCACGCCGCTGCAGCGTGCGCCGCGCTGCGGCGTCTGGTCCCTGACATGCGGCAAGTGCGGCAAGGTCACGGTTGTGACCGTCTACGGCCGTGCCGACGATCCGCGCGCCATCGCCGTCGCCTGCGACCGGAGGCCGGACAATGGCTGAGCGCCCCTTCCGCCAACGCGTGGCGGCGGTCGCCGTCTTCGCGGTTACTGCGGTCATCACCGTCGGCGTGGTGGTCATCTTCTGGACCGGCCTGATCTGCATCGCCAACAAATGGGGGGCGATGTGAGCGACGTCATCCTCACGCCGGCCGCCATTCCGGTCGGCCTTTTCGACGCCGGCTGGCGGCTCACCGCAACCCAGGTCGAGGCGCTGCGGGCCGCCTATAACGCCAAGCTGCACGGCGACGGCTGGATGGTGCGCGCCTATTGCCGACCGTGGCGGCGCGGCCCGATGGCCGTCTATGCGCTCGAGCGCAAAGGCCTGCTGCAGCTCCACCGCGCCGGCGGCCGCGCCAGACTGACCGACGAGGGCCGCCAGCTCATCGAAACCTTCCCGCAGGCTTTTGGCTTCGCTGTCAGGGAGGGCCCGCGATGAGCTGCACAGCGACCGGCCGGAAACTCACCGGGGCGGAGGTCGAAGCCTGCCGCCGCGTCGCAGCGCTGGTGCGGGCGCATGGCGGCCGGCGGACCGAGATGCTGGCCGACGGCGGTGAGGCCTATGCCTATCCGCACCCGGGCGGCGGCATCGCCTGGGGCTTTAACGACGGCCAGAGCGGCTTCTGCGTGGCGCGCGGGATCTGCACGAGCGAGGTGAAGCGATGACCGGGATGGATGCATTGACCCGGCAGATCGAGCGGATCGCGGCGATCCGCGAACGGTACCGCCTGCTTATGGGAGATCGCCGGGTCCTCGCTGCGCCGGCGATCCTGCTGATGACCGATGCGCTTGAGACCGCGCATAGGGCCGCAGCGAGCGGGAACATCCCAGACATCGCCCGCTCGCTGCAGGACCTGGAAGGCTTCGAGGTTTAGCCATGACCGATGCGGTCAATCAGAAGTGGGTCAAAGACATGGCCGGGTGCTACCCCAAGCAGGCTGGATGGCTGAAGGCCAGCCTCGCTTCCACATTAGAGCGCGTTGACCGTGTCCTCAATGTGCTGCCGGCAAAAGAGTGCAATGACGTGGCGCGCACGCGGCTGCATGAGCTGCGCGATCTGATCGCTGCCGATAAAGCGTTGTTCGACGCCATACATGCCGAGGAATTCGGATCATGACGCGCGCGCTGACGGCCGAGGAGCTCGCCGGCGAGCTCGGCTATTCCAAGACCTGGATCTATGACAACTGGAAGCGCCTGGTGGCGGAAGGGCGGATTCCGCCGCCGCTGCTGGAGGCCGGGCACCTGGTCTGGTCGAAGGCTCAGGTCTGGGCCTATCTCGACAAGGATCTGCCGCCGAAGATGCGGCCGCTCGTCGCCGCCCACCGCGCGGCAGAGGAGGCGGCCGCGCGCGCGCCGGCCGACCATGCCGCCGGCGAGACCATCGAGCGCGACCGCGCGGCGCTCGACCGCCAATTCGCCCGGTCCGGAGGCTGACCGATGATCTTTAAACTGATGGCAGGCATCGCCATCGTGATCGTCTGCACTCTGTTCGCCCTGCTGATCGGCCCGTTTTTTCTAATCGGCGAGCTCGCCGAGTGGTGGCGCAACCCGAAGCCGGCCTCATGAACATCGTCGAGAAATGCTCGCGCGAGATCGAGCGCGTCACCGTGCTGCGCGCTGCCTATGCGCTCACTGACCGCATGGCCGGCAGACAGGCACTAGCCGGCGCCGTTGCCTTCATGACAAAAGCCATCGAGTCCGGCCATACTGCCCTCGGCACGGGCGATCCTGTCACCATCATCGCTGCGATTCGTGAGCTCGAGGGGTTTCGCGAATGAAACTCAGCATCCGCTATCTGAAATGGCGCGCCGGCCGGCCGCGCTGGGAACCGGGTCCGACGCTCAGGGCGAAGGGCTGGAAAGGCCGTGATCTCAAGGACGAGCAGGGTACATGGCTCGAGCTGACGGCGGCGATCGAGGCGGCCAAGCGGCTCAACGACGAGGTCGAGGCCTGGCGCGCCGGTGGAGCGCCGAGACGCAAGCCGGCGGCGCCGCTGCGGCCGTCGCGGACTGCGGAGCATCTGTGGGAGATCTATCGGCAGTCGCCGCGCTATACGCGCAAGGCCGCCACGACGCAGGACGACTATCGGCGCAAGGCCAAAATCTTCCTAGCGCGCTTCGGCGAGTTTTCGGTGGCGGCGATCGACAAGCCGCATCTCTACCGGTGGTGGGAAGAGCTCTATGCGGCGCGCGGTCATGCCATGGCGAACGGCATTCTCGCCGTCGTGCGCGCCATGCTCAGCCATGCCTGCCGGATCGGCTGGCGGGCCGACAATCCGGCGAAGCAGCTTGCCCTCGATACCGTCGCGCCGCGCCTGGTGTTCTGGCTGCCGGATGAGGTGACGGCGATCGTCGCCGCCGCCGATCAGCTCGGCGAGCCGTCCGTCGGCGACGCCATCGTCGTCGCCCTGCATTCTGGCCAGCGCCTCGGAGATGTGCTGGCGATGCCCGATCGGATCTTCGACGACAAGCGCATCCGCCTCAGCCAGGCGAAGATGAAGAGCCGCGGCGGGGCGCTGATCGATGCGCCGATGACGCCGGCGCTGCGCGACCGGGTGGCAGCGATCAAGACCCGCAAGCGCGCTTGCGGTCTCATCCGGATCGACACGCTGGTGCTGCGCGAGGATACCGGCGGTCCCTACGACAAATTTTCCTTCAACAAGGCGTTCCGCCGAGCTCGAGCGCTCGCCGCCAAAGCCTGCGCCGATACCTGCCCGGGCCTGGCGGAGAAGCGCTTCCAGGATCTGCGCGACACCGCGGTGACAAGGCTTGCGCTCGCCGGCTGCTCGATTGCCGAGATCGCCGCCATCACCGGCCATTCGCTCAACTCGATCACTCAGATCATCAAGCACTACCTGGTGCTGCAGCCGGAGATGGCCGATGCGGCGATTGCCAAGCTCAGCGCCTGGCTTGAGCAGCAGGACATCGCGCTGTGAGACGCTGGCGCTCGCATCATCTCTCAACGCCGGCGCCAAGGCTGCAGCAGAGCTCGAATGTCCGAAAGATCGTCTGCGGCACAGCCGGTTGCGCCGAGGTGTTCGATATTGGAGCTGAAACGCTTCAGGATGCTTTCGATGCGGCATTAGTTGCCGGCTGGATCGGTGGCGGATGGGCGCGAATGTTTTGCCCGAAATGCGCCAATCCGGGCGGATGCTCGGCGGGCCAAGGAGGTGCCTCATGACGCCACCGCGCTACGCGGACAAAACCGAGGTCCCGGTCGCCAAGACCCGTGCCGAGCTCGAGGACCTGCTGAGCCGTCATGGGGCCACATCGACTGCGATCTTCAATAGCCGGACCCACGCGGCGATCGCTTTCGAGATGCACGAGCGACGCATCCTGATGAAACTGCCATTGCCCAACCCGGACGCGCGCGAGTTCACCCACGCGACCCAGGGCGCGCGCGGCGAGCAGCCGCGATCAGCGGAGGGCGCAAAGCAGGCACATGACAAGGCATGCCGGCAGAAATGGCGCGCACTCTTCCTGGCGGTCAAGGCTAAGCTCGTCTCTGTCGCTGAAGGTGTCGAGACCTTTGAGGAGGCGTTCATGGCCCATGTCGTGATGCCGGATGGCCAGACCGTCGCGGATCTCGTCCGGCCGCGCATTGCCAGTGCTTATGCAGAGAACAAGATGGTGCCGCTGTTGCCCTACGGGGGCGAGCGATGATCAATCCCCGCCCGCCACGATCATCAGCCGGTCTTTTGCCTTTTCCAGATTGCCCCGGTTGCGCTCATCTAGCAGCGATATCTGAAACCCCTTCCAACGGTTGCAGTGCTTACAGCGGAGGCGGAATTGCAGGTCAAAGACTAGCGAATCGGAGCGTACTCGGTACTTCCGCTGCAGCAAGCCGTAAGGGTACTGGACACTATAGCCGCAGATGCATTGCACCTCGATCGTCTCATAGGGTGCCAGGTCGAGGAGGCGCAGCAGCCGCGGATCGGACGGGCGCTCGGCAACGGTAAAATTTCCACGCATATGGGGAGATTAGCGTCGTGAGTGAATGAGAACAAGTGGGGAACAAAACAATCCCAGAACCGAGATGGCCGAAACGCTGGACCAAGATCATAACCAAATGGCTTGATCATGGAGATGCGCACCAATTCCATTGGATGAAGGCTCTGGCACGATGAGCACAGCCGCCCTGATTTCCCGTCTGAACGACGCTTTGGCCAGATATACGACAATTTCGCCGGTTCCTGTGGCAGATCTCCACCAAGCGCTGCAGTTGCTGACCGAGCTGCAGAGCGCGCTTCAAGCTCTTATTGCTGAGATTGCCGCCGGTCGAGCGACGCCGAGTAGCAAAGCCTATAGAACGGCTGTCACCTTGCTCGATCAGTTCAAAGAGGGTGCTCCATGACGACACCACGCTATGCAGATCGGGCCGACGACGCGAATCGCCAGGCTCAGCGCCAGGCTCGAGCAGCAGAAGATTGCGCTATGGCACGCGGCTTGAACGGCAAATAGAATTGTATCCAAAAGGGCAAGTCGGACAGTTGCCACCGAGTCTCGTCGAATCAACTATTATGGTGCTGTTTTTAGAATCAATTTGAGGGCACCATGGCGATTAAAAATTTGAAGATCGGTTCCCTTTTGCTCGATCAGAGCAATCCTCGCATTCCGACAGTTAGTAGTCAGCGTGATGCGCTGCAGCAAGTAATCGACAATCAAGAAGAAAAACTGGCGAACCTGGCTGATAGCATTGTCGAAGAAGGTTTGAGTCCGACCGACAACTGGCTGGTAACGCGGTCTCCGACCGCTCAAGATAAGTTCATTGTCTTGGAAGGCAATCGTCGTCTTGCGGCACTAAAGATATTGCAGAATCCGAGCGTTCTCACTGGGCTCAATTTGTCTAACGCTCTTCAACGGCGTTTGGAGCGGGCTGCAGAACAGTTTAACCCGAATGAAATCGAGCCGATACGATGTGTTGAGACGACCCGTGACGAAGCAAACCCTTGGATTCAGCGTCGGCACATTGGTGAGGATGCAGGCCGGGGGATTGTGGATTGGGACGGACAGGCAACCGCGCGATTTCGAGGTGGAGACCCTGCGCTGCAAGCTCTGGAATTCGTTGAACGATATGGCGACTTGAACGATGAGCAGCTAGCTCTTCTCAAAGGACGTTTCATCACAACATTGCGCCGCTTGATCGAAACGCCCGACGTCCGGAATGAACTTGGATTAGACATCAAGAAGCAAACTCTGTTTAGCTTCGTTCCTCTGGAGGAAGCAATAAAAGGGCTTCGACGGGTAGTCCTTGACCTTGCCGAGAAGCGATATACCGTCACGCAGCTTAAGAGCAAAGCGCAGATGGTCGCCTACATCAATGGGCTTGAAAAAGCCGATCGGCCGGATCTTAGCAAGGCCATCCGACAGGTTCCCATTGAGGAGCTTCAGCCCTCACCTCAGCCCCCATCAACTGGTGATCCGAGCTCTGCGGAAGGGCCAACTTCACCAGGCAGCCCTGTACCGAGTGGCCAAACTTCAATCAGCCGGTCGACGTCTTCGGGAAATCCACGGTCACTTCCCACAATTCCGAGAGTGTCGGTCGTTGCTAAACCCTACCGACTTCGAGTTTCTAATGCCAAGGCCAACGAGATATATGAAGAATTGAAGTCATTGTCCTTGACCAAGCACAAGCATGCAATTTCTGTGATGTTGCGTGTGTTCCTGGAAATCTCGGTCGACCACCACCTAGCGTCAATCGGTAGCTCGACCATGTTCGTCGATCCCAAGAATAATCACAAAGTCGAAAAGAAGTTGAAAGCGAAGGTGGAAGAGAGCGTCAATCACTTCATCTCGCAGGGGACGCCCAGAAAAGAATTTGACAGCGTGTTGAGGGCGCTTTCCCAGACCACAAGTCCTCTATCTCCAGATCTGTTGCACTCTTACGTTCACAATAGATTCGCAACCCCGGTCCAAGGCGATTTGACGGCTGCCTGGGACAACGCACTCCCCTTATTGGGGCGGATCTGGGCATGAAGCGTGGAGCAATCGAGAGTCCTCGGCGCCTAGTTCATTTCAGCCCGCTTCGATATCCCGGGGGCAAAGCCAAATTGGCTCCGTTTGTAAAGTCGATCATTCTGGCGAATGGCCTTTCTGATGGCGAATACGTCGAACCTTTTGCTGGGGGAGCTGCAGTCGCATTCGAGCTGCTGCTTCAGGAATATGTGGCAAAAATTCGAATTAACGATATTAGCCGACCAGTCTACGCATTCTGGAAGGCCGTGCTTTCCCACACTGATGCCCTGTGCAAACGCGTTCGGGACAGCCGGTTGACTGTGGCGGAGTGGGACAAGCAAAAATCTATACTCGCTAAGCCTGACGAGCACGACGATCTGCAGCTCGGCTTCGCGACTTTCTTTCTTAACAGGACAAATCGCTCTGGGATTCTAAACGGTGGGATTATTGGCGGGCGCGAGCAGACCGGCGCATGGAAAATCGACGCGCGTTACAATGCGGCCGAGTTGGTCAATCGAATTGAGTCAATAGCCAAGATGCGCAACCGAATACGACTCACAAACCAAGACGCACTTCGCTTTTTGAAAGCCGGGACAAAGGTTTGGCCAAAATCAACCTTGATTTATTTAGATCCACCCTACTACGAAAAAGCAAGAGACCTATATTATCACTTTTATAACCATGCCGACCATGCGCGTGTCGCAAGCTTTGTCACAAATAATATCAACCAACAAAGGTGGATTGTCTCATACGACAATGCCGCTCCCATACGCGAACTCTACGCAGGCTGCGGATACATCACTTATACTGTCGGGTACAGTGCACGCGATCGATCCGAGGGCGCTGAGATTATGTTCTTTGACGATGGCCTAGTTATACCATCCCTGGCGGGACCAATCACAGCGACCGGTGCCGTCATCGCCCGATAATAGCCGAGGCATTACACGTGTGTTATCATGCACTGATCAGGTAACACACAGGCAAGGCAATGACCGAAGCGACATTCACTTTTCGCGTTGACGAGGACCTGAAGGCCCGCTTTACCGAGGCGGCCAAGGCCCATGATCGTACGGGTGCGCAGCTCTTGCGTGACTTCATGCGGGACTATGTGCACCGCCAACAAGACGAAGCCGCCTACGAGGCTTGGTTTCGCGCGGAAGTGGAGCAAGGGATGCGGGAGGCTGAGGACCCGAATGTGCGTCGTATTCCGCACGAGGTGGTGCGGTCGAACTGGCGTCAGATGCGCTCGGAACTAGTGAGACGCGCTAAGCAAACCAATGACGAATCAGCGTGAAGATCGAGTGGCTACCGGAGGCCGAACGCAACCGAAAGAGCCAACTTGCTTATATCGCCGAGCGTAATCCAAGGGCCGCGATCAAGTTAGGTGACGCCATCGAAGCAGCTGTAGCTCGCCTGGCTCTTCATCCAGAAAGCGCTAGGCCCGGACGCGTGCCCGGTACCCGCGAGTTGGTGGTGCCACCTTTTGTGATCGTCCATCGCTCCGACCGAGATTCGGTGGTAATCATTCGCCTTCTGCATGGCCGGCAGGAATGGCCAGGAAGCTAAAAGAACTGCAGCGAGCCACGCCACGCCGCCTGCCAGGCTGAATCCGACTATTGCCCCCAATAACGCAAATAGGCGGATTCATCCGACCGCTAAGCGATTGATCCGCCTACCTCTCATCCAAACTTTTAATCAGTAGGTCGATGGTTCGAATCCATCTGGGCTCACCATTTTTCAACATGATATCAAGGAGTTACTATTAGTAGACGCGAGACGATTGGCCCGAGCTGTCGTCGTGTCAACATTGTGTCAGCAAATTACGCAGCGCGGATTTGCATCGATTGTCATATATTTTCGCTAAGATTCGCCCTGCCAATTGCTGAGCCCCGGTTTTGTAACGCGTAAGTCTGGGGTTCGAATTCTAGACTAGCGCCCCAGCCAGTTTTCTTTTTGTCCATACCGGAGACATAGGTAACAGAATGTCCCTGAGACATGGGTGACAATCTCGTGCCGAACTGATTGTCGATGGTTTGCAAGGTTTTCTGCTCCAGGTCGATATACTGCATGAAGGAGACGAGCCAAATGCCGTCTTCGACCTCCTTGATTCCCAGCCTCCGACCGGCCATGACAGCCGAGATATTGACCTTCTTGCGGTGCATGCAGATGCGGCCGCATTTGGTGACGAGGATGTCTTTGTCGTGGAAGGGATAGTCCAGCTCGGGCAGTCCGGAATATGGCTCGGCTGATGACGTATTGACGTCGCCCGGCGCCTTCATGGCGAGCGCTTCATGGGGTCGTTCTGTATTGAATTCCTTCAGGAAATCGTCGAAACGCAGCCTGCTGCTGAGGCAGTTCATGCCGGGCGGGCGGGTGGCTTCCATCTTCAGCGTCAGGTACATGCGTTCATGACGGCCATTCTGCTGCGGGTGGCCTGGGCGGATCCGCTCCAGCGCAATGCCCAGCCTGAGCCACCAGACCGAGAGCTTTGACAGATTTAGAGCCCGTTTGGCGAGGCGAAAGGCAAGCCGTTGTCGCTGCGGATGGCGTTCGGCAAGCCGCGATCGGTGAAGAGCCGCTGGAAGGCGCTGAAGACGCCGTCTTCCTTTGTCGTCTCGAGGGCTTCGCAGGCCAAAAGCATGCGCGATGCTTGGTCGATGACCGTCAGCGGGTAACAGTATCGGCCATTGCCGAGCTTGAACTCGCCTTTGAAATCGGCGCACCAGAGGTCATTGGGAGCACTCGCCGCCGACAGGGCCGTGCCCTCAGCCGTGAAGCGCCGCCTTTGACGGGCGCGCTTCACCGGGCCGTGCCGGTCGAGCACGGCATGCACGGTGCTTTTGGCCGGCACGCGCACATCACCGTTAAGGCGGCGTACCAGGAGCTCCCGGATTTTACGCGCACCCCAATGCGGCTTCTCCCGCTTCAGCCGCACGATCATGGCCTCCACCTGATCGGGAAGCTGATTGGCATAAGCGCACCGGCCGGCGCGAACGGTCCGTCAGCGCCTCGACGCCTTCCTGGCGGTAACGATTGAAGATCTTGTAGCCGGTCTTTCGTGAAATGCCGAACTCCCGGCACAACTCGCTCATGCCCTCGCCGTCCAGAAGACGGCCAATGAAGCGCACACGTTCATCCATCACCGAACACTCTCTCCACGGCATCAACACCTCCCGCTAAGCCGCGAAAAGTGTTACCCATGTGTCCGGTACAAACCGTCACCTACGTCTCGGGTTGGGCAAAGCCTGGCTCACCGATCATCCGGAATCAGCGTAGTCTCGCAAGACCGCGGCGGCGGTTATGGCGAGGCTGCATTGAAGGCATTGCCCCACGCTGTCCAGGTCCCTGATCGCTGGCATCTGATGGAGAACGCGAGCGCTGCCTTCCTCAATGCGGTGCGCAAGTCGATGGTTTTGATCCGAAGCGCAATCGGCGCCACAACGATCGATCCGGAACTTCTATGCGCAGGCACAGAGTCAATAACACGAAGCCCACGGGCTTAGCTGCAATCAAAGGCACGGGGTGAGGAGTAGGCTAAGAGACGTGCTCCTCGAGAATTTATCAAAGCGGTTTGATTTGTGGAGTCGGCAGGATTGCCTCTTGATTTGCGCCGCCTGCGTTGTTAAAGAGACCAGCGTTAATTGTATGAAAGTTGTTGAGGTGTGATACTAGGTAGAATTGCGGATTTAACCAAACTTATAAAGTTACTTAATGTAAAAATGGCAAAGCGGTTGATGTCGATCTAAGGTTATGAAAATATTCCTTATTTTTAGAGCATTCAAGAGGCAAGGCTGGTTGCAAGTCCTTATCAAATTGCAAACCTGGCAAACTATCATCACGACTTGAGGTAATTTGAGCTTCCGCAAAATGGCGTATGCTCGCCCTGCCGTGAGAAAGCTCCGAACTGATGGCAACGGTGTGGCGGATCCAATTTAAGATTCCGCGATGCTACCTTAGTGCTTTTGATTTGGGGGATTAATTCACCCAAAGTGCGGTAGCATTGCTTAATTCGCAAGGCAGCGCACGCAACGTCGTGTCTGAGTCGCCTGGCGTTTATCGCCACTCTTATTTCAACGCTACAGAACGCTCCGCGTCTACAAATGTATTCCTAGTTCGTCGTATAGAAAATCTATTCAATTTTTCTAACACAGTAGGGAAATCACAAAATGATGGCGACCAAATCCGTTCTCGTGACAGGTGGTGCGGGATTTCTTGGCTCACATCTTTGCGATCGCTTAATTGCCGCCGGTCACGAAGTTGTCTGCGTCGACAACTTCTTCACTGGATCAAAACAAAATATTGAGCACCTGCTCGCTCATCCACGCTTCGAACTCGTTCGTCACGACGTTACCTTTCCGCTCTATATTGAAGTCGACGAGATCTACAATTTAGCCTGTCCCGCTTCCCCAATCCATTACCAGCATGATCCCGTGCAAACGACTAAGACAAGTGTGCACGGGGCCATCAACATGTTGGGCTTGGCGAAACGACTGAAATGCCGCATTTTCCAGGCCTCAACGTCGGAGGTTTACGGTGACCCGGTGGTGCATCCGCAGCCCGAGAGCTATTGGGGTAACGTCAATCCGATTGGGCCGCGCTCCTGCTACGATGAAGGTAAGCGCTGCGCCGAAACTTTGTTCTTTGATTATCACAAGCAGCACCAGCTCGAGATCAAGGTTGCTCGCATTTTCAATACCTACGGGCCACGCATGCACCCCGCCGACGGACGAGTAGTGTCGAACTTCATTATGCAGGCGCTTAAAAATGAGCCGATCACGATTTTTGGCGAGGGCCAGCAGACGCGATCCTTTTGTTATGTTGACGATCTCATCGAAGGTCTTATTCGGCTAATGAACAGTCCCGCGGATATCACCGGGCCGATCAATCTCGGAAATCCAGCCGAGTTTACGATTGGCGAGCTCGCCGAACTCGTCATCGAACTGACAGGCTCGCGCTCCGTGCTCTCCTATCAGCCGCTGCCGGCTGATGATCCCAAACAACGTCGGCCGGATATCGACGCGGCGACATCACAGCTCAGATGGACGCCGACGATCCCGTTGCGCGAGGGGCTCGCGCGCGCAATTGCCTATTTTGAATCCAAGGTTTCCGCAGCAAACGTGGCCTGAGGGTGCAGCTTCTGTATACGGGTGGTCATCTCCGACACCAATCATGCGGTTCCCACTTTTTTGGACGAGCGGCCACCATCTACGACCGCTTGGCAAAACCCGCAAATCCTTCGACGCGGCATTTCCCTAAAGTGAAAACGCCGCTATGTCATCTGATCCTCCTGTGTCACGGCGAACGAGGCGGAGTTCGGCAGGCTGTGCGGAACGGGGCGTCATCCGGTGCCGTACTGCCACGCCCGTGGGTTGGTTTTGCTAGCCGTCTTTGCGTGCGTTCCGGCGAGGAGGTCGTGGCCGCAATGCCCTTTATGGGCGCAGGGCCGGTTTGCGACGACCGTCCTGCACGAACCGATGCCTAACGATGCTAGTGGATCAAACATGACATTTGAGTCCCTGGCGCCAGATTGCTGGATTGAGGTAATAGTTTTCAAATGTCATGGAAATTTGATACATCAGCAAAAATCCAGTGGTTCGAAACGTTAGATTCGAACCACTAGCAGGCTGCTGAAAAGGAGCGGGCGGGTGAAACGTATTCCCGCTTCATTGGCTTCACGGCGTTGATATCACGTGGCGCCTTGTCATG